TGCACTTGCAGTACTAGTTAACCGTGCAGCTAACCGCATTGCACAGCGTACACGCCGTGGCGCAGGTAACTGGGCGGTTGTATCTCCAGCAATCCTAACAGTTCTACAAAGTGCTACAACTTCAGCATTTGCACGTACAACAGAAGGTACATTTGAAGCACCAACAAACACTAAGTTTGTAGGTACTCTAAACAATGCAATGAAAGTATATGTTGATACATATGCAGGAGATGCAACATCAGTACTAGTTGGATACAAAGGTACATCAGAGTCAGACGCACCAGCGTTCTACTGCCCATATATCCCACTAATGAGTTCAGGTGTTGTCCTAGATCCAGGCACATTCGAGCCAACAGTTTCGTTCATGACACGTTATGGATATGTTGAGCTATCGAATACTGCTTCGTCACTAGGTAACGCAGCTGATTACTTAGCTAACGTTGGCATCGAAAGCGGCAACGTAAGCTTCTCATAAGATAGTTTAACGACTAAACTAAAATAGGCCCTTCGGGGCCTATTTTTTTGACTTTTTTATTATTTGATAAATACATGTGTCAGATAGTGTGCTGCAAGGCAGACTTATGCTGTACCCACAGCGTACCGGTTAGAACCCGGATAGGACTTCTAAAAAGGAGAAAACAAATGGGAAGACCATTAAGAAAAGATGTATTAGGTGTAGATGCAATTAATACATATGTAGATGCTGCAACAGGTGTGCGTATCGAACTACACGACGGATCGTTAAGAACAGACGGTGTTATTTTAAAACAACGTGGTGCAAGAACTTTCCAAGCTTGTAGAGTTGGTGATTTAGCAGACAGCACAAAATTTTTACCATATACACTAGTTTCAGGAACACCAGCATCAAACGGTGAAATGAGTTTGTTTGGATGGAATCCAACAAACGGTGGTGAGCGTGTTAATCTAGCAAAGATTACAAAGCGTGTTGCTACTGATTGGAATGACAACAGATATACATGGGCATTAGAAAACGATTCGTCTAATGACTACATTGTTTTAACACCAATTAGTTAAAGTTTAGTGGGGGCTTAGACCCCCATTATTAGGATATAAGCATGTCAAAATATTTAAGAATTCCATACGGTAACTATAAAATACAAGTTCAAGACGGTGGATTAATTACATTAGATACCGGTACAGAAACAGGGGAAGTTGTTATTACAGGCGACTTAACTGTTCTAGGAACTACGACTACTGTAAATTCTACAGAAGTTACCGTTGATGATAATATTCTTGTATTAAATGACGGCGAATCAGGCGCTGGAATTACACTAAACACATCTGGTATTGAAATTGATAGAGGTTCATTTAGTAACTCTCAATTTGTTTATAATGAAAACATGACCGATAGATTGTTCGAACTTCCTGGAATGTTTCAGCTTACTGAAGAAAATGGCGGTGGCAGGTTTAGTGTTGGATTAGTTACTAACTATATCGATTCAAAAGGTCAAAATATACATCTTTATAATAGTGGATTATATACAGTTAAAGTTGATCCTGCATACAATTATGAACAACAAGTTTTCTTTTATGACGATCCAGTTGCTAATAGTATCGATGTTACATTAGGAGCACGAGACGATGACACTATACCTAATTCAAAATCTATTATTGATTATGTTGATAGTTACTTTGCAGGTGTTTTCCAAGATAGAATCGAAGAAGGTACATTAACAAAGACATTTGTTGAAGCACAGGACAGAGAAGAAACAGGACTTCCTAGTTTAGTTAAAATTGGAGTTGATGATGTTGTAGTTGCAGAATTTCAGTCAGACAAAATTGAATTAAATAATTTAAGATTTTTTGATACAAGAATTGAAACAACTACAAGTAACGAAGATCTTATTCTAAGCGCACCAGGCACTGGTACAGTTAGTGTAAGAGATGTATTAGAAATTAGCAAACAGCCTACACTAGATGATCCAAGTTTGCAGCCAACTGTTCCGACTAACGGAGCAAGACTTTATATAGCTGACAGAGGCCAAGGCGGCACTGGAATATATTTCGTTCATGACGATACTGTTAGAGATGAAATTATAAGTAATAATAGAACACTTGTTTATAGTATGATTTTTTAAGGATAAAGAATGGCAATCAAAAGCAGCTTTATAGAAACAACCGGAACAGATTTAGTTACTGTACCTTCTAGTGAAAATTGGGCTATAACGACAATTATTATTTGCAATACCTTTGCTGTTGATCCAACTGATGATCAAGTAGGAAAAGCTTCCTTTGATTTACATTTATTGCAAGACGGCGCATCTGCTACAGACGTTAATAGAGTAATAAATGGTTTAGAATTGCAAGCAGGCGAAACTTTCACTTTCGATTCAGAAAAAATTATTTTATCTGAAGGTGAGAAGATATACGCAATAGCAACACCGCAAGATGCTTCTCCGGGTGCATTATTAGGAAATACATCTTTGTCTGTACTAGTAAGTTATTTGGAGATTACATAATGGCATTAGCAAGCAAAGCAGTAGATATTTTAGGTTCTACGTCTTTAGTAGAAGTACCAGATCCGATTGTAGGATGGGATCCAAGTAGTGATGTTCCGCCTGTTAGATATGCAATAACATCGATTATGGTTTGCAACAACTCAACACCTAATCCTGGTCACGAAGAAGACGGTGTTACTGGATTTGATTTGTTTATAATCAAAAGAGGCGAAGCTCGCGGCCCTAAAAATCAAATTATTAATGCTGTACAATTGCCTGCAGGAGAAACTTTTACTTTTGATTCAGAAAAAATTGTTTTAGAATCAGGAGATAAGATTGATGTGTTAGGAGAATCTCCTACTAACCTAAGTGCTACAGCAAGTTGGATGGTAGTGTAATGAGATTAATTAAAAGACAAACAACAAATGCAAGAAGTATAACTGGCAGAGGCGTATCATACGATGTAAATGATCAGATTATAATGTACTCAAACACAGGTGTGCAAATGCCTAGAGGTGCAGAAGCAGAACGTCCTTTCTATCCCGTAAATGGATATGTAAGATATAATACTGACGACGAACAATTAGAAGCATATCAAAACGGTGCTTGGAGAGAAATACGCTTCAAAGAACCTAATCAAGATCCTGGTATTGTAATACAAACTTTTGGTCCTGGAGACGCAATTGAAACTGACTTTGGAATTTTAAATAGTGGAGACACAGACTTTCCAATTCCGGCAGCAGAACAAAACATTTTAGTATTTGTAGAAAATGTTTTCCAATTACCTAATACAAATTACACACTTGTGCAAAATCCAGACGGAAAAGCACCTGGTTGGTATATTAGATTTGGAACAGCAGTGCCGTTTGATAAATTTATAACAGTCATACATAATTTCGACAAATAAGCAATAAATACTATACTAGGAGTATAGTTAATGGCACAAGTTGGTAGAATTGGCGGCGGGGTCTTACAAGACAATCTAAAACTTTTTCAAGATAATTCAGGTAAAGAGTTCCTTTCGATTAGAAGCGAATCAGGAGATACATCGCTTCTGCACTTTGATGCAGTTAATAATCGAATAGGTGTAGATCTTGAAAATCCTAGTAGAGATTTAACAGTAAAAACAAAAATACAATCTGTAAATAGTATTAGTGAAATTGTTGAACTTCCTATATATACTATTCGAAATAGTGAAATAGTTGCAAATAACGGCGAAATATATTTAAAAGCATCTGACATAATACAACTAAGTGCATTAAGTACTGATGATATTTTAATTGACAATGAAAAAATTACAACATATAATAGTAATGCAAACTTAGATTTAATACCTAACGGAACAGGTACAGTTGAGTTTCTTAAAAGTATAGACATTTACGGTAATTTAAGTAATACTGGAAATATTTCTCTAGGCGGCAATTTAATATTCGGAGAAGGACCAAATAATCCTGATAAAATTATATTTGATGCTCCTTTAGCTAGTGGAATTATTCCTGACATAACTAGTACATATAATCTTGGTAATAACGAAAAACGACTAAGCGAAATACACACATACTTAATGAATGGCGATCTAGTAAATGCACAGACAGCAACCCTCGACGGCGTACAGTTAGATCATCGCGCAGGAAATAGTATCTATGTTTCAGTAAATGGCGACGACGGTAATAGAGGTGACCATCCACAAGGCCCATTTAGAACAATTAAACGTGCATTAGAATTTGCAGACGGAAGTGATGCAGGCCCAGTTACAGTTTATGTTACTCCAGGAGATTATCAAGAAGAGTTGCCTCTTACAATTCCTACTAACACTAGTATTGTTGGCGAAGATTTAAGAAATGTTATAATTAAGCCAGATACATCGTCACAATCGGAAGACGTATTCTTAATGAATGGTGAAACAACTATTGAAAATATTACTATTGCCGATTTTTATTATGATAGTATAAACGACACAGGGTACGCATTTCGTTTTGCTCCAAATGCAATTATATCTACAAGATCACCGTATATACAAAACGTAACAGTAATTACAAAAGGAACAACAATTACCGACGATGATCCTAGAGGGTATGCTTCGGGCGATGCTGGTAAAGGTGCTCTCATTGACGGCGCCGCTGTTGATCCTAATAGTAGGAATGCTAGTTTGCTTTTCCATGCTGCAACATTTTTAACACCCGGTGTTGATGCAATTACAATGACTAATGGTGTAAGAGTAGAATGGTTAAATTCATTTACATATTTTGCAAATAGAGGGTTATATGCAAAACAAGGATCTACAGGTCATTTAAGTACAGACGGATCTACACTTAATTATGGTGCTGAAATTCGTAGTATTGGATCTGCTAGTGTTTATGGTAACATAGGTGCAGAAGCTGATGGTGCAAATTGTGTTATGTATCTTATTAATCATAATTTTGCATATATTGGCACTGGAAACGATACTACTAATGATGCTACTTTAGTAATAGAAGATAATCAATGGGTTGAAATTAACGGCGGCAGAGTTTATGTGCAAAACACAGACCAGTTAGGTAAATTTAAAGTTGGTAATGATTTTTTTGTAGATTTAGAAACAGGTGAAACAAGCATTGCTACTGAAGGTGTTGCACTAGACGGATTGTCTCAAATTATAATCGGAACAGGCGAAGATCAATCTATTCTTAATGATAGTTTTGTTCAAACAGGAAATATTAGATTTGCAGGAAATAGTGTCTTTAGTTTAATAAGTGATTTAAATATCGATGCAGTTTCTACAGATACTAATTTTAATAGTAATGTATTAATGGAAAAAGATGTTGATATCACAGGCAATATAACAATTGGTGGTACATTAAATACATTTGGTAATAATCCAAATGATACTGTAGATCTAAATGTCGATATAGAACAAGATTTTTATCCTGAGGTAGATAGAGTTCATAGCTTAGGCTCTAGCACTAAAGTTTGGAATGATGTTTATACAGATGAAGCTAACTTTGATGATATTAAGATATTTGATAATGTCATTACTACTACAGTCTCAAGTGCTAATCTAGAATTTAAAAGTAATCAAACAGGATTTGTTGAAACAGAAGGGCTGCTTTGGCAAAATGATACTATTAGTACTATAGATAGTGATATTGTTTTTAAGACTGACGGTAATTTATATGTTAATAGCGCACAAGGATTAATTGTTAGCAGAGGTACAAATCTTGAAAGAGTTGAAACATCGGGTTCTTTGCGATTCTCAACACAAGATAATCTGTTTGAAGGTTGGGGCGATGCCCGAATTTCTTTTGGCGGAGTATATTCTAGTGATAGAAGAACAAGTATTATTGCAAACAAAACTGACGATTCGATCGATATAACAATTGATAACTTAAAAGTCGGAGAAATTAATAATGAAGGTTTTACACTACATGGACTACAAAGTGATAGTGTTTTAATTAATAATAATCTTATTACAAGTTCTGAATCAAATGCCGATCTTTGGATAAGAAGAAAAGGAACAGGACAAGTTACTCTTAATAGTCAAGAATATTTTAGAGATAACACTTGGACTAATTCTGCAGAAGAAACTGCACTAACGATTGAATCTACTGGCCGCGGATATGTTAAAATTGATGGCACATACGGTGCTATTCTAGGTACAACAGGTAATGTTATTACTGAAAATATAAATTCTTTAAGTATAGGTACAGATGTAAGCGGCTCTAATTTATTCTTGACAGATAATGCAAGTAGAATAGATCAAGCAATTGTGTCTCCGACAGGTGACGGAGAATTCACAACAACAGGAACTAAAGTGTTTGGATCAACTTCAACAGGCGTCCAAAACTATTTCTTAGATTTTGATATATCTGATATAACAAACATTTATGAAGTAGAGATTACAGGTATAAGATTTAGAGGTGATTTTGATACAGATGCTCAATTTGTTGATATTATTTTTCCTGAACCAGGTGCAACTACATATACATCTCGAATAGGTGAATTTGAAGACTCAGGTAGTACAAGTACATATACTAATTCTTTAGTATTTAATGCTGTACCTCTATCTGACAGATTATATGTTCATACAGGATCTACAAAAACAAGTTTTGAAACACAAGTAATACAAAGTGGCGGCAGCTACGGCATAAACATTAGCATAGATGTACCAACAAGTATTACTACAGCACCCGCTGGTATGACAAACAATTGGGAAATTGAAATAAGTTATAGATATATTACTATTAATAATAAATTTGATCAATACAATGTTACTACAAATAATTATTATTATATTTTTGATCAAGACAGCACAAACTTATCCGACAAAGATAGATATATTGTAACTGAAACACAATTTGAACCTGATTTTTCGAGAGCAAGATTAAGAGGTAAAGTTATATTAGGAAGTGACACTAATGGTTCTGGATTATATTCTGGACAAGACATTCTACTACAATACTCTGATGATGGAACAAATGATACAGGTATGACAACAATAGCAACTATTGTTGATGCAAATGAATTTGCATCCTACGGTATATGGACAGAGTTTGAAATTAATTTTGAATTTGTAGATAGTACATTAGTTGATTTTAATAATCTTAAATTTAGAATTGCGCAGCCGAACGGCGGCAGGCTAGGAGAAAACTCATTTGCAATAGCAGATTTACAATTTACAATTGTGAGAGATACCGAGTCGCCTGCTCCTTTAGGTACGTTTAGATTTGATCCTGTTACTGCACAATGCGAAGTATGGAATGGAACAATTTGGATACCTGCAACCGGAATCATAGAAGATCCAGTAACTGAAGAATTTATGCAAGAATTGGTTGGATTATATAGTCTTGTACTTGGATAATCATTTAAATTGATAAATACTATTAATGTGCAGCAGAGACCGATTGTTGTTCAGGACAAACTGTGGCACAGCCCGCAATGTAAAGTGGCTGGAGGGACGGGATCCCCGTGTTGAGGAGAAGAGATGGCTGTTGGTCGCATATCAGGTCCGCTCTTAAAGCAAAACCTACTTCGTGAAGGAGTAGATCTAGCTTTTGAGACGGATCTTCTGTACTTAGATGTTAATAACCAGCGTATCGGTATTAATACTGTAAATCCTCAGTACGACTTAGACATTAACGGAACAACTAGAGCGCCTAATTTAGAAGTAACTAATATTGCTCAAATAGGCGATGTTGTAATTAGTGGAAATACTATTAGAAGTGAATCTAGTATTTTAGCACTAGGAACAATGGATAATGTTGTTTATCAAAACAAATTAAGAATTGATTCAATTGACATCGAAGGTAATAGAATTAGTAGTAATGATTCTAATGCTAATATCGAACTTTCTCCAAATGGAACAGGCAGAGTAGAAATACACTCTGATATGAATGTAACTGGTGATGTATATGTAACTGGTAATATTACTGCTGACGGAACAATTACAATTGGTGACGAAGACACTGATTTTATTGAATTTCAGTCCGAACTAGCAAGTAACATTATTCCTGATACAAATAATGCTTATACATTAGGTAGTGATCCTGATACAGGCGGCAAAGCTTGGGCAGATATCTATACAGATACACTTTTTGCAAATGCAATTGATACAAGTGCAATTATAGTAGATCAGATTGATTTAAATCTACGTCAGGGTAATATTTTTTATATTGCAGAAAATGGCGACGATGCTCATTCAGGAACACATCCACAAGATCCGTATGCTAGTTTAAAATATGCATTATCTCAAGCAAGTGACGGCGACACTATTCATGTATATCCAGGTGTTTATACAGAAGCATTTCCAATGACTGTTCCAGAAGGCGTTACTATAAAAGGTCATGCAATTAGAAGTGTGTTTATACAACCATCAGTTGCAACACAAGATAAAGATGCATTTTTACTAAACGGACAATGTACTATTGAAGAATTGTCAGTAGGAAACTTTTATTATAATAGCGACGACGATACTGGTTATGCATTTAAATTTGCACCTGGAATGACTGTTACTAGTAGGTCACCTTATATTAGAAATGTAACTGTATTAACTAAAGGTAGTACAGCAGATCCGTTAGATGCAAGTGACCCAAGAGGGTTTAATGCAGGAGATGCAGGCAAAGGTGCATATCTAGACGGTAGTGTAGTTGATCCTAGTTCAAGAGAAGCAGCTTGCTTGTTTCATGCTGTTACATTTATTACTCCAGGCGTTGATTCAGTTACATTCACTAACGGTGTTAGAATTGAATGGTTAAATTGCTTCACATATTTTGCAAATAGAGGTGTATATTGCATAGACGGCACCGCAGGTAAATCTGGTCAAGGTACTACTGCACTTAGAGTAAGTGACATCACAGGTACTTTTGTTGCCGGTGAAATTATAAGTTACTACGATACCGACGGAGTTACTTTAATAGCTAGCGGTACTATTGATAATATTGATGCTACAGGAAAAATATATGTAACTGGAAAACAAATAGGTTTTGAAACTGCTGAATCTAGAACAGGTAAAGTGGTAACTGCATTTGGTAATGCAAGTTTAGATAACGGACGTAAAAAGTTTGGTACATCTAGTTTAGCATTATATGCTACTGGTGATTATGCAAGAGTTGCACCGCAAAATGATTTTGGATTTAGTACAGGTGACTTTACTGTAGAAGCATGGGTTTATATTGGACCTGACTCAACAGGTGTAGGAACAATATTTGATTTTAGAGCTGCAACAGAACCTGACACAGCAGCACTACTTCAAATTAATGCAAGTAATCAGCCTGAACTATATGTAAATGGCTCAACAGTTATTACATCGGGCACTGCAATTACAGCAGAAACTTGGGCACACGTTGCACTAGCAAGAGACGGTGCAACTACAACACTATACTTAAACGGTACTAGTGTAGGTACTTGGGCAGACTCAACTAACTACGGACTTGCAAAACCACTTACAATAGGCGGTGATTATGCAGGTAACAATGTACTAGAAGGTAACATTGATGATGTAAGAGTTATCAAAGGTACTGCACAATACACAACAAACTTTAGTGTTCCTATTACACAACTTTATGCTACACCTGAAACTGTCCTACTACTAAGAATGAACGGTGATGATAGTTCAAACGTTATTGAAGACGAAGTAGTATATGAACAAGATATTAGATTCAGCGGCGGAGCAACTGCTACTAAAATTGATCTAGCAGACTACACAGACTTTGGCGCAGAAGTGCGTATGATTGGTAGTGCTAGTGTATATGGTAACTATGGTATTTGGGGCAATGGCCCAGGTGTTATTGTTTATGCTATTGGACAGAACCTAGCATATATCGGTAATGGTAAAGAAGTTACTAATGATGCAACAACAGTTATACAAGAAAACGAAGTTGTAGAATTAAACAATGCCAGAGTTAGATATAACTCAGTTGATCACAGAGGTGACTTCAGAGTTGGCGATTTATTTTATATAAATCAAGAAACTGGACAAGTTACATTTACAGCAGCAAATTTTAATGTTGATACTGACACAGGATTAACATTTACAGATGGTGTTAATACAACTGTAGTTGAATCAGATAGAATTGATACAGGCAATTTACGCATTAGCGGAAACACTATTGAAAGTTTATCAGGCGATGTTAATTTTACCGCAGCTAGCGACCAAATTAATCTTAATAATAATGTTAATATTGACGGTAACTTGGATGTTACAGGTAATGTAACTATCGGCGGAAACATTACAATCGGTGATGAAATTACAGATAGTATTGAGTTTGTTGCAGGAATTGCATCAGATATAAAACCATCAATAAACAGTGAATTTAATTTAGGTCTATCTAATAGACTATGGAATAATTTATGGGTTGAAAGTGCATATATCGATGATATATTAATAACTGATAACTACATACAAACAACTACTTCGAATGCAAACTTAGAATTAAGAGCAAATGGTGCAGGGTATATTGTAATTGACAATCTTAATATTGACAATTTCACAATATCATCAACTGATACAGATATGGTTGTTGCACCGGGCAGTGAGTTTTTTAAAGTTGATAGTACAGGTGCTATTAGATTACCGGTAGGTACTACATTAGAACGCCCTACTGAAGAAGCAGGTATTGTAAGATATAATTCAACTTTAACAAGATTTGAAGGTTATGACGGAAGTGACTGGATTCAGTTACACGGTGTCCAAGACTTGGACGGTGATACTAAAATAACAGCTGAATTAACACAAGGCGCAAATGACGATGTTATTAGATTTGACGTTGCCGGAACAACTGTTGCAACATTAGATGATACAAAATTTGATGTAATAAGAGTTACTGTTGATGATATTGAAATTGACACTAATGTCATTCAAACTATAAACACTGATACTGATTTAATATTTGAAGCACAAGGTACAGGTAGTGTATTACTTGAAAACTTTGGATTTAGAGAAAATACTATTACAAATACTGTAGCAGACAGTGTTACAACTTTTGTAAATACTAATAACGGTTATGTAAAAATTGCTGGATCAAACGGATTTGTACTTCCTGTAGGAACAAGTTTAAACAGACCAGACCCGGCATTTACAGAAGTCGGAATGTTAAGATTTAACACAGCAGACGGTCGCGTTGAAGCATATGACGGAGCACAATGGGGTTCAGTTGCAGGTGCAACTGGTTCAATTACAAGAGTTGATGCAGAAGAAATTGCAATTGTTACAGCGTTAATTATAGGTTAAGGAAAGATAAATGGCAACGTTTTTTAGAAACAAAGTTATTAAGAATGTAGGAAGAACTCCGGTTGAAATTGTATCAACTGACACTACAAATAGATTTACAGTAATTGGCCTTAGCCTTACTAATCTCACTACAGACTTTGTTTATGTAAATATACTAATAGAAGACAATACAAGTGTTACAGGATTTTATTTAAAAGATACACTACTTCCTGCTAATACAAGTTTGCGAGCAGTACAGCAAGGTGAAAAATTAATTATTGCGCCTGAAAATAAATTGCTTGTAAGTTCAAATTTGACTGATTCTGTCGATGTAATTATAAGTTACGTTGAGATAACATAAGGAACAAACAATGACACATTATGTAGGTAATACACCACAAGACGTTTTAGCAGGTATTATTAAAAGATATTTTGTCGGCTTGCGTAGAAATATTGACGGCGAGTTGTACCTTATTAGATCTGATCAATTAGCAGCAGGGCAAGATAATCCAGTTGTTATTAACGACATCGGTGAAGCTGAAGATAACTTTCCAGATTTTGAAGAAGGTATTGATTTCTTAGACGGTATTGATGAAGATCATAATATTGTTTATGGCAATTTAAGATATCCTCAAATTAAATGGGAAGGTAGAAGTATTACATACTTTATTGATCCTGAATCAGGTGAATTTACATTAAGAGTGTCAGAAGGTTATGATTTTCCGGAAGGTATTAGTTCTCCAGGATACGGTGAAGTGGTAGAAAATCAAGTTATAAAACAAAATGAAGGTGGAAGTGACTATTAAGTCTAGGAGCAAATAATGGCAGAATTTAAGTTAGATCGTTTTAAATATACATGGCGCGGTGAATGGACTACTGCTAGAGTCTATAATCGAGACGATGTTGTACGAGTTAAAGGTAAGACATATGTATGTTTAATTGGACACACAGCAGATGCAATATTTAGAACAGATCTAAATGCAATATTACCAGAATCAAATCCCCCGCAACCACAGCCTAGATGGAGAGTTATGACAAGTTCTCGTTCATTTAGAGGAACATGGGAAACTGGTGTTGCTTATGATCTAGGCGATATTATATTTTATGATGGTAGTCTTTATACATGTGCAACAGATCATTCAAGTACTACATTTGGAGATGATATTGCTAACTGGACATCTTTTGGTCCTCATATTGAATATAAAAAAGCATGGGCACAGAATACAGGATACGGCGCCGGCGCACTTGTAAAATATAATGGTATTGTTTATATTTGTGTAACACCTCATACATCTTCAACAATACTAGAAGACGACAGCAATAAGTGGAATATCTTTCATGAAGGCGTTGAGTACCGCGGTGCATGGCAACAATCAACAATATATAGAAAAAATGACCTAGTAAGATACGGCGGAACTGTATTTAAAGTTAAAGAAACACATACGTCTAGCGACGAACCTTCAGGCGATGACGCTGCAAAATTTGAATTGTTTATACCAGGTTTTCAATTTGAAGGTCTTTGGAATGAAGAAACATACTATAATGTAGGTGATACTGCACTATTCAGAGGTAATGTTTATTATTCTGTAACAAATAATATTGCTACTGAACCAGATGAACGAACCGGTGACTGGAAATTATTTACAGAAGCATATAACTTTTTAGGAAATTATGACGTAGCTCAAAACTATCGTCCAGGAGATATTATTCAACGTGGCGGTGATCTATATGTTGCTGTTGGTGAAGTTGATGAAGGCGACGGCAGTACTACAGATTTCTTAGATCTTTCAAAATGGGAATTACTAAAGCCGGGTGTAAAATGGGAAAATACATGGGATATTAATATACAATTTTATCCAAATGACATAGTGTATCATGCAGGTACTGCATGGAGATGTGTTGAGCAGCACACGAGTGCATTTAACAACTTTCCAGGTGATAACGGAAGTGGATATGATTTTTGGGAAGTCTTTATTCAAGCAGGTATTCCAGCTGGTATGGAAACACGAGGCGATCTATTAACTTACGGTCTAAATAGAACTAATATCGGAGACGGATCGTCATTAGGATTAACTAGTATTCCTATCGGAGAAGAAGGACAACTACTTTCAGTAAGTGCTGAATACGATTTATATTATAGAAATTTTGTACAAGATAGTGATGTTATATATGTTGCACAGCACGGTGTTGATGAAGACGGCTACGGATTAGATCCCGAAAAGCCGTTTAGAACAATAGAAGCTGCTACAGAATATGCATTTTATAATTATGATCCACTTACTCCGTTAAAAGTTAAAATTAGTACAGGTCGTTATGAAGAACATCTTCCTATAACTGTTCCGGCAGGGTGTGTTATAATGGGAGACGAACTAAGATCTACTACCATTACAGCAAGTGACCCAGATCCGGATTATGCAAACGATTGGGCATTTACTTCAGAATCTTTAAGTAGATTACGTGCTGTAATTCCTAATCTAATCGAAAATAATCCAATAGAAAGTTATCCGGCAAATACATTTATACAAGATGTGTCGTTGCCAGAATCTAGTGTAGAAGCAGTAGTAACTTGTGTTAAACCGATTGACGATGTCAAAGACTATATCAATTTTAGATTAGATTTAGCGGATGACGATGCAATTATAACAGGGTCTAACGATGCTACAACCACAACTTCATTAATTAATGCTTATAAAATTATAGAAGCTAATATTAACTTCCTTGCAGAAGATTTAACTTTATATCAACTGAGTATTAATATAAGCAGCAACGAAAGTAAAGTTAGACGCCAAATGAAAAAGTGGTTACGTGCATTAGTTTATGATATTAAATATCCAGGAAATGCAAGAAGTTTAAGAATTGCTAATGTTTATTATAGTAAGCGTGTAGGAAGTAAATTAGATCAAGATATGTTCTTACTCAGAGATACTTGCGGTTTAAGACAATGTACAGTTGATGGAATGAACGGTCGCTTAAATCCTCCAGGTGTATTTGAATTATTCCAAAGACCAACCGGCGGCGCATATTGTGCTTTAGATCCAGGTTGGGGACCTGCTGATACTAGTACATGGATTGTAAATAGATCACCTTATATTCAGGGTGTTACTACTTTGGGAAATAGAGCAATCGGACAAAAAATTGACGGTGCTCTACATAATGGCGGAAATAAATCATTTGTATCAAACGACTTTACACAAGTTATCAGTGACGGAATCGGTGCATGGGTAACTAACGGAGCAAGAGCAGAACTTGTGTCTGTCTTTACATACTATGCACAAATTGGATACTTATCTGAAGGCGGCGGCGTTATACGTGCAACAAATGGTAACTGTTCATATGGTTCTTTTGGAGCAATATCTACTGGTATTGATCCAGACGAAATTCCAAGAACTGCAATTGTTGATAACACACAAAACGAAGCGTTAGTAAGAAGTGCATTTGCTGGAGAGTTCCAAGATGAAATTTTCTTATTTGAATATACTCATTGCGGCCAAGAATATACGCAAGCGTCAGGAGGCGTAATTGGATCAGGCGCAAATGCAAGAATTGCATACGAAGAATTCTTTGATGGATCGATATTTCAGTCAAGACTATTAAATGAAGGATCTGGAAACTCAGGTGGATCAGGTTATGCACAAGTAGGAAACAATGCTCAAAGCGGCAACACTACAATTATTAGAATAGCAAATTCTGACACAGCAGGCAGCGAAGCTGTGTATAAAGATATGAGAATTATTATTACCTCAGGTGATGGTACAGGACAGTACGGTATTATTAATTCGTTTAATCCAATTAGTAAAGAAATAACTGTAGTTAAAGAGTCAGACGGAAGTCCTGGATGGGATCATATTGTTCCTGGAACTGATATTGTTGCTTCATTAAGTACTAATACTGTTTATAGAATTGAACCAAGAATAACTGTTAGCGATCCAGGTTTTACGCCTGTAGTATATGATTTGCCTAATGCAAGACCGTGGAAAGATGTCACACACGGTGATACAAGTGCTACATATGAAGATGTAGAAGGAACTGAAGGTACTGGTGCTGTAGATGAGAGTGTTACTAGAACTGCTGCTACATTTGATGTTGAAAGAGTAGGATCAGAATACAATGTAACTGTAGTAACAGGTGGCGCAGGATATAAAGTTAATGATAGAATTACAATTCTAGGTACAGAGCTCGGAGGCGCTGCACCTGCTAACAACTTAACTATTGTTGTTACTGCTACAACTGATGACTCAACAAACGCTGTTACTGGATTTGTTACAGAAGGTGTTGGCTTGTCTGGTAAATTTGTCGGCATTGCTGAGCCAAACTTTATTGGGTATAGTACTGACGGTCAAAATTGGGAAGAAACATTTTTAGTAAGTGTTGCAGATTGGTTTAAAGTTGTAAATGGTAATGGTATTTTTGTTGTAATCGCAAATCAACACGACGAGGTAGCTATCTCAAGTGACGGTGAAGAATGGACAATTGTATCACTACCAGCAAACGAATCATGGTCGGATATTACATTTGGTAATGGATACTTTGTTATGATTGCTGAAAATAGCAACACAGTTTTAAGAAGTATTGACGGAGTAACATGGGCTTCAAGTTCAGTACCTGATGACACAGTTGGAGATTCAGCAGCAAGTCAATGGCAAGCTGTTACATACGGCGCAGGAAAGTTTGTTGCAATATCAAGTGGTGATAGAGCAGTTGCAACATCAAATGCAAATGGTTCATCATGGACAAGAATTGATAATGCATTGCCAGATTTAGATTATGATTTTATTAGTTTAACATTCGGTAAAAATAGATTTATAGGTTTTGACAAAGACGGCTTAACTGTACAAAGTCTCGATAATGGTGCAACTTGGGCAGAAGGAAGAGAAATGCCTAGTCAAGATGGTTCAACATCAATGGTATGGAATTCTGTAAAATATGAAAACGGTCTATGGTTTGGCGTTTGCAATACAGGCGGCAAAGATATGGGCGATGATCCAACACCGCCGACTGGATTCACTACATACTGTGCTACGTCTAGTGACGGTTGGTACTGGGAAGATCGTGAGTTTGAATTCGAGCAAGACTATGTTGCTCTAACTCATGCAACAGTTAATAACAGACCAAGATGGTATGTTTTAGCAGACTTGAGACAAACAGGCGGCGTCACAGTTGTTACTACTGGTGCAAGAGCAAAATTGAGAGCTGTTGTAACAGGTTCTCAAATTAGTGAAATGAAAATTTGGGATCCAGGCAGCGGCTATGTAGCAGGTATAAACGATCCTATTTTAGAAATTATAGATAACACATTTACAAGTGCTGTTTTATATAAATTGAGATTAGGCAATGGTGTTATTGGACAGCCTACTTTTTTAAATAGAGGTATTGGTTACAGAACAAGTAGCACTAGAGTGGAAATTACAGGAGACGGATTTGCTGATATTATTCCAGAAGGAAGTTTCGTAACTCTTAAAGGTGTGAGTGTTCTTCCTGGACCCGGTGCTCAGTTTAGATTTGCATCAATTGGCGATCCCGAAACAGAGGATCCTGACGATAAGTTAATCTTTACAGTAAGTACAATCGACGATTTAGGAGATGACGGAACAAACGGCGGAACTAGATTGGTTAAGTTTAGAATTACTCCTAGTTTAGAAATTGAGTACGGATTGGAAACCGGAACTACTGTAGAAATACGTGAAAACTACTCACAGTGTCGTATTACTGGACACGACTTCTTAGATATTGGAACAGGAAATTTTGAAGATACAAATTATCCTCAGATTTATGCAAGTGGAAACTTTTTTACTGCTTCTCCAGAAAACGAAGTTAGAGAATTAAATGGTGGTAGAGTATTCTATGCAAGTACCGATCAAGACGGTAACTTTAGAGCAGGAGAATTGTTCAGTGTTGAACAAGCAACTGGTATTGTTACCATTAGTGCTGAATTTTTTGAATTAGATGGTCTTTCAGAACTTGCACTAGGTGGTGTTAGATTGGGCGGATCTGGTACAGTTGTTAGAGAATTTAGTACAGATATTAACTTTACTGAAGACTCGAATAATGTTGTTCCTACACAACGTGCAATTGCAACATTCTTTAATAATAGATTGAGCCAAGGTGGTTCAGAAATTGCTACTAATAATTTACAAGCAGGTGTTGTTCTAGTTGGTACAGAAACAAATAGAATTGATATTGCCGGTGACGGCGTATTAGAGTTACCAAGACGAATGAACTTTGAAGGAAATGAACCCGAGACTATGGGTATATCAGGAAGTATGCTTGCATATGACTTTTTCTTTAGGAATGCAGAGTAAATTTTTAGTTAAGATAAATAATACTAACGCGGAGTTAAAATAAAATGGCAGAATTTAAGTTAGGTAGAATTAGATTTGTTTGGAAAGGCGACTGGGCAACAGGAGATACTTACTACAAAGATGACGTTGTTGCAGTTGGCGGCAAAGTATATATTTGTGTAATTGGGCACACATCATCCCCAGATTTCTTTACAGATTTTCAAATTTCACCACCAAAATGGAACCTAGTTTCAGATGGTCAAAACTACAGAGGTATATGGGTACCTGATGTAAGATATGTTTTAGACGATATTGTAAGCTACGGTGCTAGACTTTACATTTGTACAGAAGTACATCTTTCAACTGAAGATTTAGTTGAACCAACTTTTGGAATTGAAAACGATATTAATTTTGATTCTGCAGGAAAACCAACAACAGGTTCTAAATGGGATATATATGCCGAAGGTTTAGATTGGAAGGGTAATTGGACACCTAGTACAAGATATAGAATTAATGACTTTGTTAAGTATGGCTCCGCCACATATGTTTCTAAATCATTACATACATCATCTGCTACAACAGCGTTAGGTTTAGAAGCAGATGCAGCAAACTGGGATGTTTTTAATCAAGGGTTAGACTACAAACAAAGTTGGTCATCCGATGTAAGATATAAAGTAAATGATATTGTACAATTTGGTGCAGGCCTTTATATTTGTGTCACTCCGCACACATCTACAAACAGCTTTGTTACTGACGAAGATTACTGGACAAAACTAGTTGATGGTTTTGAGTTTGAAGGCGAATGGTCTCCGTTTAAAAAATACCAGTCAGGCGACATTGTTGTTTCAGGAGGTAATCAGTATATTGCAGTTAAAACACATAGTGGTTCTGATCCGCAAACTGACGACGGAACAAATTGGACACTGTTTATACAAGGTATTAAATTCTTAGGAGAATGGAACGAAGATTCTAGTGTAGAATATAATGCTGGCGAACTAGTTACTAGGGGCGGCTTTACTTACATTGCAAAAACTAAGAATACTGATGTAGAACCTGAGTCGTCACCAGCTGATCCAGAAGCTCACGAATGGCAGCTATTAAATACAGGCTTGCGTTGGAGAGGTGTATGGCTAGATGATCAAGAATACTTAGAAGGTGATGTTATACGCTTCGGTGATAACTCATATGTATGTGTTCTAACTCACTTTTCGGAAGGCGACGACTTTTCGTCAGTACAACCAGAGCTTGGCCAAGGCGGCGGCAACGAAAATTCTCGTCCTGACTTAGATATTAATGCTACATACTGGAATGTATTAAGTATCGGTAGTGAAGAATCAGTTCTTAACACAACTGGTGATTTGGTCTATTATGCAGGCGCTGGTCCGGCAAGATTGCCAGTAGGTATTGAAGGTCAAGTATTAGAAGTAAGTCCAGAAGGAATACCTGAATGGGCATTTAGAGGTCAAACTGAAGATGTTTATTATGTAGCAGAACACGGGACTGATGGTCCTGCACCTGTGCATGGTAAAGGTCTAGACAAACCGTGGAAAAGCATTAGATATGCGTGTGAGCAAGTAGAAAACGGTACTAAGAATCCAAATGCAAAAAGATTACTAGAACTTAATAGATACTTTATACAAAGAGAAATTGTTGAATGGACAGATAATCAAGTTACGACAGGGGCTTTACCGTTTAATATTAACTTTGAGTATGATTCGGCAAAATGCGAGCGCGATATGGGTTATATTGTAGATGCACTCATTTATGATATCACACATGGCGGAAATGTTAAATCGAGAGAAGCAGCGTTGGAGTATGTTAATAATGCATCTAAATTCTACACATTAGGTCAAGAGGAAGAAACTGTTGCATCGATTACATATGGCCTAAGTGTAATAGCAAATGTTATTGCACAAACTGCACCAGATGTAAATTATCAAGTTACTAACGGTGATAATTCAACCGCAGTAGTTGAACAATATTTTGAAGATGGGTTGCAAGCCGAAAATGTATTAGCCGACATTACATCATTAGTTGGCATAATTACAGATGCAATCACAGAAGGTACAGATGAAAATATTCCAGCTAGACTAATTAGAACTGTTTTAATTAAAGTTTCAACTGGAAAATATTATGAAAATCTACCAATTATAGTTCCTGCAGAATGTTGTATTATCGGCGACGAACTACGTTCAACGAATGTACAACCTAGAAAAGATTCTAATTATACATTAGTTGATATTTTTGATAGTCAGTTTAGTTATGCTGCTACTCAAAGAATCGAAGATATTATAGGCGATGTTGTACAAGGTATAGCAGTAACTCCGAGTACAAACAACTTAGTTGCACAGAGCAGAGAGTTTCCGTTTGCAGTTGAATCAACTGCAACTGGTACAAAGCAAGCTGTACGCACAATTAGAAAAGACATTGATTTTAGATTAGGTACAAAGCATGAAAGAACAATTCCAAATCCTTCAGGATTTGATGCAGAATTTGGTTATGCGAGAGATCTAATACTTAAAAATATCGACTTTATTAGAGCAGAAGTTATTGCATATATTACTAATAACTATTCAAGCTTAAATTATAGTAGAACAAAATGTAAGCAAGACGTTGGGTACATTGTCGATGCGTTAGGTTATGATTTAACATATGGCGGCAATTGGCAAAGTATTAATGCCGGATTAGCATATTATGCCGGAACAGCATCAGATAGTCCATTCCAAATTGATTCAGAAGAAAAGACAGCAACACTTGCTGCTTATGGCTACTTGAGAGATATACTTGCACCGATATCAAGAAGTATTGCTGTTTCTCCTGTAGAACAAACTGTAAAAACTCAATTTAACGGCGAAGCTGGATCAGCAGCCGCTGCATCTCTTATTACAAACAATGTAAATGATATTATTACAATAATTAACCTAGGTCCAGATAATGCACCTGCAACAGTTTATCCTGATATCACAGGTGCAAGTGCAGGATTACAAGCAGATCATGCAGCAATTATTAATGCAGGAAATTTAACAACAGTAAAATCAAATGTAATTACATTTATTACAAATAATTTTCCGAACTTAGTATATGAACAAGCTAAATGTGAAAGAGACATTGAATTAATTGCTACAGCCGCAGCATACGATGCAGCACTTGGATCAAACTTTGCAAGTATGATTGCAGGATATGCATATAGAAGATCTTCGTCAGCAAAAGTATATGGCGACCAAGCTGAAGCAACAATTGCTGCAAACTTATATGCAGCAGAGCAAGTAAAAGCAAATGCATCAGAAGCATCAGCTGACGCAGCAATTGACTTTGCATATCAGTATGCAAACGATATGATCTTTATAGCAACTGTGAATGAAGGTTCTAACAAACAGGTTGCAGATCCAAACAACTGGCATGCAAATAGACAAATAGAACTTAACAAAGATTTTATTATTGCAGAAGTACATGCATATATTGATGATTACTTTTCAGGGGTAGTAACAGCAACAGATGGTCCAACAGAAATCCTTACTATGAGTGATACATCTTGGCTATCAATTAATATGCCAATTAAATTTACAGACACAGAAGATTCTACAAATTCAGTAGAAAACGCAGGTCTTGTAGATGATACAACATATTATGTAAGAAACATTTTAAGCGATACACAATTTCAAATATCTCTTACAGCTAACGGACCGACACAAAACATTGAAACACACGAAAGTTCAATGAATGTTCAAGCAGTGTATGATTATAGTGAATCTATTTGTGCAAGAGATGTTACAGCATATCTTGATGCAGTTAAATGGGATTTAATTTATCCAAGAGACTTTATTAGAGAATACACTGATAATATTAAAGTTGTAATGCCAAGTAACTACAAAACAAAATATGCTGCAAGATACTATGCAAACAGTGTATTAGGTTGTCAAGAAGAAGACTTCTATTACTTACGTAACGGTACTGGCTTAAGACTACAAACAATGGAAGGTCTTAACGGAGATCTTACTCCGGAAAATCAATTTGGAACAAGACGTGTTACAGCAGGCGCCTATGCAAGTCTAGATCCAGGTTGGGGACCTAAGGATAAAAGAGCTTGGATTACAGCAAGATCGCCTTATGTACAAAACTGTACAACGTTCGGAAACGCAGCAGTTGGTCAAAAAATTGACGGTGATTTACATGACGGCGGCAATGACTCAATTGTTAGTAATGACTTTACACAAGTTATCAGTGACGGAATTGGTGCATGGCTATTAAATAATGGTAGAGCTGAAATGGTGTCTGTCTTTACTTACTATGCACATATTGGTTACTTATGTGAATCAGGCGGTAGAGCTCGTGCTACGAACGGCAACAACTCGTATGGTACATTTGGATCAGTTGCAGAAGGTGTTGATGCTACTGAAATTCCAGTAAAAGCAATTGTTGATAATAGATTACAGTATAATGCTGTTATTAATAATGTTTCAACTGACCAAAATAATCTTCTTGCATTTGAATATTCACATGCTGGAAATGAATACACTGAAGCATTAGCAGAAGTATTTGGTGCAGGTGATAACGAAGAAGTTGTTTATGACGATACTGATTTTAGAGATGGTTCTGTATTTGAAGTAAGAGTTACTGAAGAAGGTGGCGATAGTACTGCTGCTACGGCTGGTGGTGAAGGATATACTGTTGCACAAAATACAGCACAGTCGGGAACTACAAGTCAAATTACACTTGCTGCCACAGATGGTAGTATTTCTACTGCATATATCGGTATGAAAATTGTTTTAACAGGCGGCACTGGAGCAGGACAATTTGGCATTATTGATACATATGATTCCGGTACTAAACAAGCAACAGTTGTTAGAGAAGTAGAAACTGTTGATGCAGGAAGCTTTAGTGGATCAAGCCAGTATCTAATTGAATATGTAGGTACTACTGATTGGGCAGCTATTGGCGCCCCTACACCTAACTTTGTAGGACAATTATTTACAGCTACAGGCGCAGGATCAGGAACAGGTAGAGCAGTACTTGTTGAAGCAGGATGGGAAACATTTGCACTAGGAAGAGATCCAGTTGCTCCGAATGCTTCAACAACATATGAAATTGAACCTAATGTATTGTTTAGTGCTCCTCCGAGATCAGCTGTTACTGCATCGTTTAATAGTGCAAATGATTGGGTAGATTCAGAATACTTTATCACAAATGCATCTTATGCTACAGTTACACAAGATAGTACATCTGGGTCAGGAAGTGGCGCACAGTTTGATATTGAAAAAGTAGGTAGTAAGTATATTGTTACAGCAACACTAGATGACGGTGGTCCTGCTACTATACAAGGCACTGGATATGCCAGACTTGACACTATTACAATTAATGGTTCAACACTAGGTGGCCAGAATGTTACAAACGATTTAATATTAACAGTAACGAGTGTTGGCGACAACGGAGAAGTTGTTGCATTTGATCAATCAGGCGATGCACAAACTGGTGTATGGATTGCACTAAGTGCTGGAACAGCAGCAAACATAAGTGCTGATGGTACAACATGGTCAAGTATGACAATGCCTCCAGCAGGCGGCAATGGCTGGTATAAAATTGCAAGCGGCTCAATTGACGACGGTTCTACACTAATAGAACAAAAATATATTGTTGCTGTTGCTGATGCAAATACAAGTTATGTGTATTCACAAAACGGTATTAATTGGACAAGTGGAACAATGCCAGGAGGAACCGGAACACCAAGTATTGCATTTGGTGCAAACAACTTCTTGAAAATTGACGCAGCAGGTAACGAAGCAGTTCGAAGTTCAGACGGCGGACAAAACTGGTCTAGTATCGGAACTTTACCATCAATTGGATATAATGCTCTAACATTTGGAGCAGGAAAGTTTGTTGCTATACGCAGCGGCACTAATGATGTTGCATATTCTATTGATAACGGTAATAACTGGACTACAGCTACACTACCTGGATCTAATGAGACTTGGGTAGATATTACTTACGGTGCAAATATGTTTATAGCAATTGCTAGTACAAATAATGTAGGCGCAGTATCGTCAGATGGTATTACATGGACACAGACTACCCTGCCATTAACTGCAAGACATATTACTTTTGGTAATGGTATATTTGTAATGACATCAACTACAGCTGAAACTGTTGCTTATACACAAGACGGATATAACTGGCAAACTTATGCTGCAACCGATTTAACTGGAACACCTTCGTTAGATTTAATTAGTTTTGGTAATCCAAATAAAACTGGAACATTCTTAACTATTCCAACAGGCTCAACTACTGGCGCTCATAAGATATATGTAGGTGCTAGAGCAAAAGGTAGAGCAGGTGTTGCAAGTTCAAGAGTGTTCGAAGTAAGACTAACTGAACCAGGTGCTAATTATCCTAGCAGTCCTGCAAGTGCATACTACCCGAGATGTGGTATAGTTGATCCGGGTAACATTTATGATGTTACATTTGTTGTAAGAACTGGTAAAGGCGCATTAGCACAACCTAGCTTCTATAGTAGAGGAACACAGTTTGAGCTAGCAAATGCATCTATTAATGCAGCAGGAAGTAATGGCTTTGCAGACTTCTTACAATCAGGAGATTTTATTGCTGTAAGAAGACTTACAACAAGACCAGTAAGTGGTTCTAACGTTATATTTGATAGCTTGCCGGATCAGATCTTCAAACTAGTTAATACTATATCATTTATTGGTGAAGATGACGGTTCATATACAGCATTCTTGCAAGTATCTCCAGAAATGCCAATACCAGATAGTCCAGCAGATGCCGAAGATGTAACAATACGTATTAGATTCTCACAAGTAAGACTTACTGGACACGATTTCCTAGATATCGGCACAGGTGGATTTACAACTACTAACTATCCAGGAATACCATTAATTGCACCAAATCAAGCAAATGAAACTGTTGATAATGACGGCGGACGAGTATTCTTTACTGCTACTGACCAAGATGGTAACTTTAGAGTTGGTCCGGTCTTTAGTGTGGAACAATCAACTGGTGTTGCAACATTGAACGCAGAAGCATTTAATATTGCAGGTTTGCAAGAACTTTCACTAGGTGAAGTTACACTAGGCGGCAACTCAGCAAGTATTGCAGAATTTAGTACAGACCCGTTCTTTACTGCAAATTCAGATACTGTTGTTCCTACACAACGTGCAATTAAAGCTTATATTGAAGCACAAATTGGCGGCGGCGGTGCATCGCTTAACGTTAATAGTATTACAGCAGGTGATGTTTTCATAAGTAGTAACGTTATTACTACTGTTGAAGGACAAGTGATAAATATAAACAGTAGAGTAAATTTCACCGGCGGTATTACAGGACTGCCACTAGCAATTAACTATATGTTAAGATAATAGGAGTAATATAGAATGGCAAATGGAAGACTAGGGGCAAGCACATTAGGTGCAGCATCAAATACAACTGTATATACATGCCCAGCTGACACATTCGCAGTAGTAACAGTCAATTTAGTGAATAGAGCGACTACATCTAGAGATGTTAGAGTTGCAGTGGCTACCTCAGGTAGCCCTTCAACTGCTGAATACATTGAATACGATGTTGAATTACTAGCAAATGGTGTTTTAGAAAGAACAGGTATTGTATTATCAGCAGGACAAAGGATTGTTTGCTATGCTAATAGTACAGATACAAATGCTGTAGTATATGGTATAGAAACATCTACAGCGGCGTAAAAAGGAAGAAAAATGGCAAGAAAGTTTAACCCTGGTAGAATTGGTGAAATTAGTCGATTACAAATTATTGACAATACCTTTAACTCTATCATACCAAACGAAGATATAATGATCATGCCTAATGGTACAGGCAATGTGAATTTAGGTACGGATACATTACGAATAGGTGACCAAAACGGAAACGCTATACTTACTACTTGGGGTACAGGCGATCTTACCATTCATACTAACGCAGGTTCAAATAGTGGTACAATTACTATTCCAGATGGTAACAACCAAAGTATTACTATAACACCTAGCGGTACAGGCGATGTACGTTTAAACGCAGATACAACTAGAATAGGTGACCAAAACGCAAACACTACACTTACTACTTGGGGTACGGGCGATTTAACATTAAGCACAAATGCCGGATCAAACAGTGGTACAATTACTATTTTAGATGGTTCTGGACAAGATATTAGAATTTATCCAAACGGTGGCGGAAACATCAGATTAGGACAAAATACTAATAGTGAAGTAATACTAACTGCAACAACTGACACTTCTGGCACCGGAAATGGTGCTTTAGTTGTACCAGGTGGTATTGGAGTAGCAAAGCAAATAAGAACCGGCGGCACAGTAACAATCGGAAACGGTAGTCTTGTATTAAGCGGAACTGGTAGAATTCAAGGTGTTGATACTGTATCGAGTGATACCGATGCTGCAAATAAAAATTATGCAGATTTAGTAGGCGGTCTAGATTGGACACTAGTTACAACTAATACTACAATGACCCCGCAATATGGATACTTTGTAAATACAGGATCTGCTGCAATTACAATGACACTACCGTCTTCCCCAGCAGCCGGAACAAGAATTAGAATAGTTGATTATGCTAGAAACTTTGGAACTAATGCTTGTACAGTTTCTAGAAATGGTCAAAACATCATGGGTGTAGCAGATAATTTAACTCTGGATGTAAATGAAATTAATTTAGAATTAGTATATATAACTGGCACCGGCTGGTGGATAACTAACATACTATAATAGGAAATAGGAAACAGACATGGCATCAATTAAAGATTTTTTCGAGAGATCCTTTGGATCATCCGCAGAACCTGAAAGAATTACACACGGCTCAACATACCAAAAATGGACATTTAGTTGTTGTTCAAGCTGCTGCCAGTGTATTCCAACCAGCACTGACTATTACGCATATGAAATGTGGGGTCAAGGTGGCGGTGGTGCCCCAGCATTTTGCTGCCAAGGCGGCGTAGATGGAGGTGCAGCATCAGGTTATTCAGGTGTAAGAATCAGTTACTTAGCATGTAGCTCAAACAGACAACTATGTTTCTGTGCATGTTACTGTTACTGTTGCGGCGACACAGATGGTTGCTGCGGACACTGCGGTCAGTTTAGTAGAATGTGCATATGTGGTCTAGGACACTGTTCAATACAAGGCGGTGGCTGCCTTCCAGGCGGCACAGAGTGTTGGTATGTTATTACAGATAACACCTGTAACGATTGTTGGATTAGTACAGCAAGTATTGAAGAAGGGCAAACCAGTGGTGGCTCAAGTGGTATTAGTCAAAACTGTAATCACAGCGACAGTGTATGTCAGTTCGATCCAGGTGGAACAATAGGAGGTAGCGGCGGTGGTAGTGGTGTTGCTATATTAGATAAATTCTGTCTAACACCTTGTACATGCGGTCCATGGAATGGAATCGGTCATTGTGCATACTTAGTTGAAAATAGTGTAGGTGGAGGCACCAACGGCTGGAGCTGCGGTTCAAGACAAAACTGTTGTCACGGTGTAGGCGGTGCATCTTACGCAGGCGGCGGCCATGGCAAATGCTGGGGTACAAGTTCATATGCAAGACATGGATGTGTTGGTTTTGTTCCAGGCGGAGGCGGCTCAAACGGTGGTGCCTGTGGCGGCCCTTGCTGCTATGGCGGACGTGGATCAGCTGGTCTTATTATCACCTCGATCGACACATAAAGGATAAAAAATGATAACAAAAACTTATACATATAAAAAACCTTCGGAACTGTTAGATGTAACAAGTGCAGAAGAAACTGTAACTTGTACATATACTGGTCCGCAAAAGTTATTAGTTGTAATATCACACGATGAACGTGTCAGTATAGAGCATTTGCCTCTTGAAGATGATGATTGGGAGGATATTGAAGAAGGTCCTATCGACGATGATCCGGAAACTACTGATAGATACATGGTACTTAATGCAAGCAATGATGATCATATTGTTATTATGCAAGTCCTTGCAGGAGAAACAGTAGAAGAGAATATCAATCCTATAACTGAAACTATTGCAACTTATACATTTAGCGACGATTCAACTTTTGAATTAAAGCATGAAGAAGACAATCCTATTGACCCTCAGCAGATAATCGATGCCGATAGTATTAGAATAAATCCTGAAAATGTAATAAGTTATAACTTTAGAGAGCAAGACAATAACACTGACGAAGAGTTAATACATGCATTAACACGAGCAGCTCAAAGATCTTGGGATCACGGCGACAATGCAAATACTGTTGCAGAAACTAAGTTATGGAAAAGACATTCGGAAATATGTAATTGGATTAAAGACGATTTGCTTACAACTGTTCCGAGGCATAAGCTTACTATTCCTAATATTGTAGATATAGAATTAGGTGGTTCATTTAGAGAACGTGACGTAAGCTAACCGCTTTTAAATTTCCTTTTAAACCAACAATATAAGTATTGTTATAATTGTTATAAAGGAAAATCATGAGAAGCTCAGCATTTTTTATCAACGGAGGCGCTGGAAGAGTAATAAGCTCTATTCCAGCGCTCGAACTTTTTGCTAAAGAAAATCCAGATGACGATTTTATCATTATTTGCGAAGGCGGAATGGATATGTTCAAAAATCATTCCGTGTTACATTCTCGCTGCTATGATGTAAATCACAAAGGGCTTTTCGAAGAAAAAATAAAACAAAGAAATTGTGTATCAACAGAACCATACAGGGTATGGGAATATTATAATCAAGAGTGCAGCCTTGCTCAAGCATTTGATATACAAATTAATAATAAAGGCATACGAGAATTACCAAAATCTACACTTGAGTTAAACACTGACGAAGATGTAAAAGGGTTTCTTGCTGTTAAAGAAGTTAGAGAAAAAACTAAAAAAGACAAAGTAATTGTATTTCAGCCATTTGGCAGAAGTAGTAACAATGTTAATGGGTTTGTTTATGATTCAGGCGGCAGAAGTTTTGATGTTATGGAAGCTGCCGAAATAGCTTCTAAGCTACAAGAAAAAGGTTATGCTATTATGCTAATGAGCGAGTTTAGTGTTCCCTTTAGCGATCTAGGATGCAAAGAACCTGTAAGTCATCCTCAAAATATAGGACTTAGAGAGTGGTCCGGTATTATAAAAAATTCAGATCATTTTTTAGGTTGTGATAGTGTAGGGCAACATCTTGCTCATTCATTAGATACACCTACTACTGTTGTTTTAGGATCTACATTTGCTATTAATACATCGTATGTTAATAGTAGTAACGTAGATATAATTGACATAGACGAAGGCAATAAACGTTATTCACCTATACGAATTGCAATGGATGAAGAAATTGAACGTAATAATGATAGATGTATGAAAATCGGCGATAGAAAAGATGTGTATAGTAAAATTTATAAATCAATAGAAAAAAGAACACCGACAACAGTAAAAACACAATCAAATGTAAAATCATTACCAAATCTTTCTGGACTAGGAACAAAAAATGGAAAAAAATAAAGATATTTGGATTGCTGGAATAACTAGAGGTCACAACGGCGGCGTCTGTTTATTAAAAAATGGCAAAATAGTTTTTAGCATAGAAGAAGAACGTTTTACTAGATACAAGTACGACGGCGCACCTTTTGCTGCGATACAACGTATTTTAGATTATACTGATAAACTAGACTATGTAGCCTTTGCTCATACACAAACATTAGACGGAAGAAACGGTCCTACAAACAATCTCGAATGGTGTGGTGATAACACATATATGGGAATTTTGCGAAAGTTAGGGCTAATTAAACACGAACCAGAAAATAGTCGTGTTCCGCAAAATCATAGTCAAGTATTTGATTTTGCAATGGAGCATCATAAATTACATGCATGGTGCGGACTATTAAGGAGTGGCTGGGAAGATGCTACAATTTTAGTAGTAGATGGTGCAGGAACATTTATACCTCTTACAATGGGCGGTGAACAATTTGTGGGTTACGAAGTTGAGTCTGTATATAGAGGTGATATTAAGTCAGATGGTGTTATACATACTGTATTCAAGCATATTGGAACACGAGAATCTATTACAGGAATATTAGATACTGTAGATGCAACTGTTCTCGGACATATGTTAGAATTTGAACCAAATGCAAAATTTACTTCGTTACTTACAAATCGAGCCGGAACTGTAAAAGCATATGAAGCTTCTACATTGTATTGTGGCTGGCAAAGTATTGAAGCAGGAAAGACCATGGGATTATTTCCCTACGGTAAAGAAAACAAAGATATTCCTAGCTTTTATGATAAAGACTTTACCCATTGGCCGTTAGTTAATAACAATTGGGTTATTCCAAAATATCCAAATGGAGCATCTCTAAACGAAGAGCTTTATATAGATAAAAATATAAACCATGAAGAGTATGCAGAAGGAAAGAAAACCTACGATTATTCAATATCAAAAGATATTGCATATGCTTGTCAAACACAATCACAAGATGCTGTTTTAGATATGATTAGAAAATCAGTAGAAATGACTGGAAATAAAAAAGTTGTAATTACTGGTGGCTATGGATTAAATTGTGTTGCTAACTATCATTATTTAGAAGAACTAAAAGATGAAGGCATAGAACTGTATATCGAACCTATATCAAATGATGCGGGCACAGCATTAGGCGCTGCATATTGGGCGTATTATTTAAGTACTGGAAATGTTGAAAATCTAGATTCTACATTATACTTGGGACCAGAGTATAATTATTTAGACTCTGATTTCGATATCTTAGGTTCGAAATATAACGCAACAGTTACTAATGACATTACAGATTCGGAAATTGTAGATTTAATAACTGACAAGAATATTGTAACTATATTCCAAGGAAGATGTGAAAATGGTCCGAGAGCTTTAGGTAATAGAAGTATTATGTATGATCCAACAGATCCAAATGGGAAAGATTTTGTTAATACAGTTAAGAAGAGAGAATACTTTAGGCCTTTTGCAGGATCAATTCTTAAAGAACATGTACATGAATGGTTCGATCTAAGAGGTATAGACGAGACTCCTCATATGATGTATGCTGTAAATTGCCAACCTGGAATACAAGAAAAAATTCCTAGTATCATTCATGTTGATGGAACTTGCCGGATTCAAACTGTTACAGAAGATGAAAATCCAAACTATTATAAGTTGATAAAGGCATTTTATGAAAAAACAGGATGCCCTATTATTTTTAATACTAGTTTTAATCTCGGAGGAGATCCTTTAGTGGAAACACTTGAAGACGCCTTTCATACACTAGATAAGAGTGATATTGAATACTTGTATCTTCCTGAATATAAAAAACTAATTTATATAAAAAATCAGGAAAAGTAAATGAGAATACTTGCATTTTCTGTTGCACACGATTCGTCAGTATGTTGTATTGACAACGGAAAGATAGAGTTCTTTTGTAAGGAAGAACGCCTTACTGGTGTAAAAAGAGATCAAGTACCTTTTAAATCTTTAGAGTTGTTTCGGTCTCTTAACACAAAACACATAGATCATGTCCTTTATTGCACTCCTTCAAATTCTCAACATGATGTTGAAGGTATTTTATCAATGTATATTAATAAAATTTTTGATAAAAGAATGGAAAATTATTCTGATTTAAAACATCATGATTGTCATATGGCTTTAGCATATTCAAATAGTAACTTTGATGAAGCATTAGTGTTTGTTGTTGATAGAAACGGCTCGTCTTTTTATATAGATGGTCACGATGTTGCAAGAGAATGTGAAAGCGTGTATAGAGTTAATAAAGATAGTATTAATCATTTACAAAAAAACTTTTTTATAACAGGTCCAACAAATCAAAAACATATTATTAAGAATAATATACAGGAATATTATGACTGCAAAGTAGTTTGTGATAGTGAGTATTCGGTTGTTAAAGTATATGAAGCTGCAACTACACTAATAGGACAACATCCTTTAGAAAATGGTAAAACTATGGGATTATCTTCGTATAGCACAAAAGATAATTTTGAAAACTTATTTGTTGATAATATGCCTATTAGTGAAAAATTTACTGGCTATATTGGAAATGAGTTAGGAGTAACTTTTTCCGATAGTATAAATTACATCACTGATGATGTTAATGAAAATAACTACATGTACTATGCTGATAAAGCTAAACAAGTACAAGTAGAAACTCAAAATGAAATGTTATCGTTGATAAAAAAATATGTTAATGAGACTGGTGTAAAAAATGTATGTATAGTAGGAGGATACGGGTTAAATGTAGTAGCTAATAATTTCTATATTAAAAATTTACCTGATGTAAATTTCTATTTTGAACCTAATGCTGACGATACAGGAATAAGTTTAGGTGCTACTATATTAAAACAATATGAAAACACTAATACTTGGGTAGAAGGTGTTGATAACAATTTTTATCATTACTACAATGACACTGTAGTAAATAAGGGAAGTACAACAAATATAAAAGAGCTATGTGATATACTAATTAATAAAAAATCTTTAGCTGTTTTTAACGGTAGTCCAGAAGCAGGTCCAAGGGCTTTAGGACATAGATCGATATTGTTTGATCCTAGAAATGCTGACACTAAAGAAATAGTTAATAGAATTAAAAATAGAGAATGGTATAGGCCATTTGCAGGCGTAATATTAGAAGAATATTTTGAAGAATATTTTGATACATTGGGATATCAGAAATCAGAATACATGACTATAAATTTCAATGCTAAACCTCATACTTTAAATATGGTTCCTGGTATAGTACATGTAGATTCAACATGCAGAATACAAACAGTAAATAATGGATTTTTATATGATTTATTACAAGAATTTTATAAATTAACAGGCTGTCCGATGTTACTTAATACTAGTTTTAATCTAGCAGGACAGCCGTTGGTGCAAACAAAATTACAAGCATTAGAAGTATTAAATAACAGTGAGTTAAATCACTTATATTTTGTAGATGAAAATAAATTATTGTAGGAAAACAAATGAAATATAGTAATGAAGAAGAAGAAGTTGATCTATACACAAGAAGACTAAACGAGTTAGAACAAGATCCTATCTCAAAACAAATGGACGAAGATTTAAAAGTAATGAGCGATGCTGAGTGGGCAGCAAAGTATCCAGAATCGGCAGAAGAATATCTTACCGATGAAGAAGTAAAAATGATGAAACCGCATTTTTTATACCTTCTAGAAAACAATATATGCTACATAGAAACTGGAGGACACATCCCTCAAAGAAAAGGCGGAGGACAAGTTCCTAGTGATCTACGTGTAAATCATCCAGCCGACACTGTAAAGTCTTATGTTATGACTTTACGTCCTGACATAGTTCCATGCGGCGGCAACGCACCATCTAATGATCCTGATAGTTCTGAAGCTACAATTACAGTATGGGATGCTGATGACGAAGAATGGGAACCAGTTAATATACGGAGAATACATCATATGTTTAACATGAACTTAAAAAAATGGTATGCCAATCAGCATTGGCTGTTGTATAAATTTTCAAAATATTATGCAGAAGTAGATTATTTTGTTGATGAAGAAGACATGCCTGAAAGATTTCCTGCTAGAGAAAGTGTTCAAATGGCAAATCATAAGGTAAAGTACAAAGTCAATATGACATTAAAGTCTGATGTTGTACCAGAACCCCCTGTACAAGATATGGCTCCAGAAGAACCACAGTCGGCTAGAAATGATCCTGAATCACTTATTACATTATGGAATGATGATGACAAAGAATGGGTTACAATAAAGTTAAAACAAATCTATCATATTTCGTGGGAAAAAGCTGAATCAGAATTGCCTGATCCTAGAGACAACCCTGATTTTAAACCTGAAGATCTATATCTCCGTCCGGAAAAAGGAAGGCCGTCAAATTGGGAAGATTTAAGAGACGGTCTAGCATCTAAACCAGTATGGGATGATGATCCAGATTACGATCCTTATAAATCTAATAAATGAGTTCTATCGACTGTTTCGAATTCATTATAGTTTTGTAAATTAATAAAGTTTTTTTCAAATCCAGAATCTAAATCCAGCGGCACATTTTTTGTAAATGTGTCGTAGATTTTTTTGCACATAATATCATGATTTACAACTGACATATGTCCGGCTCTCATATCAAATCTTTTCCATTTTTTTAAAAAAATTTCTTCTCCAATTTCTTCAGTTTTGTATTCGTCAAATCCTATGTCAAATAGAGTCCCTTTTACTTCGAAATTATTATCATAATGAAATTCGTTATTAAATGCAGGAATAATCATTAAGTTTGGAAATATTGTTTCTAAATACTGAAGATAACCGTAATACCACTGTAATTTTATATTTGCAAGCCGTTCGCTTTCTAAATATTGTTCAAAATACTTTACTGCTTTTTTAGCCTCTCGGCCGTATTTTTTATTAACTATAGCGTCTGAATTTACCATATTTAAGTTAGACATTTCGGGATGATCTTCAAAGAACCAATTTCTTCCTTTCCAGGTAACTATAAAAATAATGTAGTCATCTTTTTGTATGTTACGGGAGTGTAAATTAAATCCGGATGAAATATATTCGTTTGATACACCATATTGACTCCAATTATTAAAATTTTTAACATCTAACTTTTTTGCTAATTTAGAAGGCCATAACAGATCTTTATTTTTATCACTATGTACAGTATAACTGTCACCGAATACCCATAAATTACTCATCTTTGACTGTCACCTTTTCCTACTCTGTAATTGTCCTCTACACTGTCCGGTGTGCTTACTTCAATAATTGTACCTGCTTCAATACACATAATTTGATGAGGCAGCATTGGTTCGTTGCGCCACGTTTCGCCTTGATTAAATGTAAATTCTTTTTGACTAGCATCTTTAGTATTAATAATAGTAATTAAATACTTTCCACTAAGTGCGTACCAAGTTTCATCTTTTTCTTTATGGAGGTGCATACTAAATTTTGCGCCTTTGTTAAAGTTTAGTAGCTTACCGCAATATAGATCATTAGTAGCGAAAATAGTTTCACTGCCCCAACCTTTTTTTACTTCGCCTTCTAGTCTTGTCATTGTGATGCCTCTATAATGCTTGTTGTTGAATAACCTTCTACAGTTTGTACTAGATGTACATCAGCTAAATCGTGCCCAACAACTGTTTCTATTGTGTAGTCGCCGCCTTTTACAATTACATGCGGCTTTAATTCTTTAATTAATTCGTAAGGTGTATCTTCGTTGAATACAACTACTTGATCTACCCATGGTAAAATTTCTAGCTGACTGATACGTTTCATTTGATTATTAATAGGGCGTGTTTCACCTTTTAATCTTTTTACACTAGCATCGCTGTTAATACCTACAATTAGTTTATCGCCTAAACTGCGAGCTTCGTTAAGCAATTTAAAATGCCCCTTGTGTAATATATCAAATACACCGTTAGTAAAAATTACACGTTCTTCTAGGTCATTTGTGTTTAGAATATAAGTGCCGCTGTGTTTTACACTTTGTGTAGAACCTTTGACTGCTACTTCTAATGATTTTTTATAGTCATATCCTCTAGTTAATCCATACACAAATGCTGCCAAGAAACAATCGCCTGCTCCTGTAACATCTGCTACTTCTAGATTATCTACAGGAATGTCATACACTTTGCTGTCTATAAGTGCAACAACATTATCGCCAGCATTAGTAGTGATGATATTTCCGCCCCAGTTAGTAAATCCAAAGTCTCCAAACTCTTTGTAGTTAGGTTTTACAAGCCAAGCACCTTTATAATGATTTGCGTGTTCTTTAGGATCTACAATTACCTTACAACCAAATGTGTTTAGATGTTCGATAATTTTTAAAGATTCGTCTAATGTGCCTTTGTTGTAGTCACTTAGGATAACATACTCGTAATCACTAAAATCTCGTGATAGAATATAATCAAGTAATTGTTTGCTGTCTGCGTGATAATCTTCGTCAATGCGTGTAATATAATGTCCGTCACAAATTACTCTAGTCTTAACACTTACTTTGTCGAAGATATCAACTAGTTCAACATCAACACCTAAACTTTTAAGATTCTCATATACAAGTCCTGCACCGCCAAGTGTTTCAACTTCACGCTTATATGTAATTACAGGAACAGGAGCTTCGGGACTTATCCGAGTACTTGTACCGTAAATATATTTGTCAATGATTATATCGCCTATTACTAGAACTTTAGTCATATTTGTTAAACCATTCCTCAGGTGTTTTGAACTTATAGTCTATAAGGGTATTTAAAGTAGAATTGTTGCTACAAGTGTAATACTGATAGCCTTTCTTTAGATCATTAGGAAATTCAGTGAGTTCAATTTTAGCGTTATATTTAGAAGCAATTAATCCTGCCCAGTTACTAAAACTAGAAGGTTTTCCTGTGCCCAAATTACTAACAAATGTATCATTGTCAGAATGCTTACGATAGATAACTTCTACTACATCATCTACACTAATAAAGTCACGCAATATTTTATCACTACCTTCGAATATTTTTATTACGCCCTTTTCTAATGCTTGTTGCTTAAATGTTGTGTATGGACTACTACTGTTTGATTCTAACTTGCTTGTTTCTCTACTTCCATACACATTAAAAAATCTCCAACTTTGATACTGACATCCTTGATGTCTTAACCAATTATCGCAGATCAACTTACTAGCAGCATAAAGATTTTTAGGTGCTTCATTAGTTGATGTTTCTAGTGTATTCTTACTGTCTCCATATACACTAGCACTACTAGCAAAAACAAAGTTTCTATGACGTGTCATATCAAAAAGTTGCTTTGTAAAAACAATATTGTTTTGATATATTTCATCCCAGTTAGATGCTCTTGTATTTGAAACAGCGCCTAAGTGAAATACAGTATCAAATTCTTTATGAAATATTCTTTCTATGTCTTCTTTTGAAACAAAGTCTGAATATGATAGCCCTTGTATGTTTTGAATATTATTTTGCGAAAGATCATCAACACAAACAATGTCTGTGTGTCCTTCTGTGTTTAGTTTTTTAACTAAATTGCTGCCGATGAATCCAGCAGCGCCTGTAACCAAATATTTCATATCTTATTATATAACATTTTTTCACAACAGTCAAGCATAAATAGTATATAATGGAGAGATAAGTAATGGCTGGTACAAACGCACCTATTGTTGATCGCATAAGGATCATTCCAAGAGCTAAAGAATTCTTAGATAGAGCTAGTGGGTCTAGTGGCGAAGTATTCTTTTCAAAAGAAACCAACACACTAAGACTTTTTAGCGGAAGAACAATTAATCGTGGCGGATTTGAAGTTGTTACAGACAGTAGTTTTGTAAGAAATTCAAGTTCTGCTAACATTGCTGCTATAACATATCCTGTAACTGTTGGGGCAGCACAAGGCGACGATACCGGTAATAAATTTTATATAAATTCTGAGTATAAGCCAGATTTAAATTTTGTAAAGGGCTACACATATGTGTTTGATCAATCTGATCCTACTAATGTGTTTTATCCTAACGAAACAGGCGGCGCAAACAATCAACATCCTTTATTCTTTAGTGCAGATGATCCTAACGGAGATACTGGATCGGGCACAGAATACACCTTAGGTGTAAGGTATATACTAGATGATATTGAAGTATCGCGAGTTGAATATGAAAGTGGATTTCAAAGAGCAACAGTGCGAAAAGTATTAATTAATATTGATATTGCAACTTCTGAAACATTATATTATTATTGCTCAAATCATACAGGAATGGGAGCTGAAATTACAACTGCCCTACCTGGCACTGGGTCGGGAAGTGCTAGTGTTACAGCAAGTGCAACACCGCCAGAAGAACCGGAAAACGGAAGTGTTTGGTTTAATGCTAGTTCCGGTGCATTATATGTATATTTGGTAGATGTTGATAGCGGTCAATGGGTACAACCTTCGATTCCGATTGCAGATAGTTTATTAGACTTAGGCATTACTGATGGGGTTGCCGGGCAAGTACTTTCAACCAATGCCGATGGAACATTTGAATTTATAAATCAAAGCGGCGGAGGCGGCGACACTGGAAATGTTACATTTACAGACAGCATTATAAACACATCAGATGCTAGTGACATTACTATAACTCCAAATCTTTTATTAAGTGGCGATTTGACTCTTGCAACAGGTGATATTATAACATCGGGCTCTGGAACTCCAGAACTTGTATCTGATAATGAAATATTATTGACAGGTACTACTCGAGTAAGTATTACAACTACTCCTTTTAAATTAGCAAGTTTCGATGACACAGGTCGTGACGCATTAATTGCTGAAAATGGAGACATGATTTATAACACTACTAATAATAGATTAGAAGCATATGTAAATGGCGCATGGGCAAGTATAGACACAACTCCAATAGTTTAAGGTAAAAAATGTCCGAAGAAAAATACTATCAATTAGGAACACATACAGCTGAACAGTTTGTAGAAGTACATGACTTGTTATGTGCTAAAACTAGTGAAGATTATATTCCGGATAGAGAATGTACATGTTATGATGATAAACTGCACAGTCCTACTAGAGGAACTTTTTTATTAACAGACACTGAAGCTAATCTACTAAAGAGTGACAGCAGAATTAAATTTATTAATATAGATTATTCTATGTATGATGAATATAAGCCACCACAAGATGAACTTCAAAGTATTAGACCTATCTTAGTTCAAAGATATACCGGCACAATAAAAAATTATCGAGAGTTTGAAACTAGCAATACACTTCCGGTTAATACTGATTCGACAGATGCTAACAGATCTGGATATCAATTATATAGACACCAACAGTTTTTAGATCCATGGGTAGATAATAGTTTAGCAGATAATGCTGTTCCTGAAGCTACAATTTCTCAATACGGTAGTGGAAAAAATATCGATGTAATAGTTGCCGACGAAGGCTGTTGGATAGGGCATCCAGAATTCCAAAATAATGTAAGACTAGAGCAAGACGGATCTGCAATTGAATCACCTGCAGACTATGTAGGCGGCAATCTTCTACCAGGAAATGGTACTTGTGATATTTTAGATGTATATTTAGACGGACCGTATTATATAGACCCTGACTGGTTTAATGAAGATCCTGGCACCCGGCTAACTACACGATTTGATGGCACTATTGTGCCCACTGAAGCAGAAGCAAGACAATGGTGGCTAAATCCAGGAAACAGAAGTCCGCAGTTTATTCCTATCGGTTCTATATCTGTATCGCCGCTTTATACTAGAAATAATACACAAGGTGATAACACTTTACAGCCTAATCCAAATAGTGAAGGACAGCACGGAACACCATGTTGTGCTTTAACATACGGAAGAACACAAGGCTGGGCGTATAATGCTAATAAATGGATGCTAGATTTATACGGCTCTTACGGCGCAGGTATCGAAACAGGTTTCGATATACAAAAAGCTTTTCATTTATATAAGCCTATTAATCCACAATTTGGAAATAGAAATCCTACAATAAGTTCAAATAGTTGGGGTTATCGTTCAAGCAAAGGTGATAACCCAGGATGGTATCATTTTAGAAACGATCTAGCAGTTACATACAACGGTATTGAAAATGAACCAAATTTTATTTCTAATATGGGCGTAACAGGTGACGGTGGGCGCTGGAAAAGTGAAATGAAAACTAACTCACTTACAACTGCACTAGACGAACTTATTGATAGCGGTGTATTATTTGTTGTTGCTTCAGGAAATAGTAATCAAAAGCAAGTTAATTGGGGCCATCCAGATTTTGATAATTATATTAGTGCCAATAGTGACGATACATTAGAAGAAAGTAATTATAGTGAATTTGGTGTTGCAGTAACCGGCACAACCAATAGACGTGGATTTCCACAACAAGGTGGCAAAGCTATTGACGGGGGGACCGGAGAAGTCACATACAAAACTATAAACATCGGTGCATTAGATGATGACTATGCAGTTGGAAATTTAGAACGTAAAGTGAATTATAGTGACAGAGGAAATGGAATTGATGTGTATGCTGCTGCCGATGGAACACTAGCAGCTAACAAAAATTATCTAAACGAAGGAATACGTGCAGATACTTATGACACATTAGAAATTCCTGCATACGACTGTGCATTTAGCGGCACTAGTGCAGCATGTCCTATAGTAGCAGGATTTTTAGCTACAATACTAGAACATAATAGAGATTGGACTTATCAAGAAGTACAAAATTGGATAGCATCTCTTGATGTGCAAGATCCTACAGATTTTTATTACGGAGTTGAAAGCACAACAGCTAACGATGCAAACTGGTTAGACTATAATAGTTTAGAAGGCGGCCCAGCAAGGGTACTGTATCCAGGGCCTTTTGATGCTAGATTTATACCAGGACCGAGACAAGCTGTTACTGCATCTATAGCACTTACAAATGGTTTAACATTAAGATTTAATAAATGAATAAATATGAGTAGAGGTAAGCAAATATGGCACTAAATTTTCCAATAAATCCAGCACCGGATGATGTATATACAAGTAGTGGCAATACTTGGAAGTGGAATGGCACAACTTGGAATATAATATCTGCGGCGTTTGATACAGGCGCAGGCGAAATACCAAGTGACATAAGTGATCTTACAGATACTACTGGTATAATTCCTAATGATTTATTAGACCTAGGAATCGAAGACGGGACAGATGGTCAAGTTTTAACAACCAACGGCGCAGGTTCGTTTAGCTTTACATCAGTCGCTGGAGGCGGAGGCGGTGCTGGGTCACTTGCTGACTTAGATGATGTTACAATTGATGCAATACAAACAGGACAAGTTTTAAAATGGGACGGAATCCAGTGGGCAAATGCAGCAGATGCTACAGGTGCCGGAGGCAGTAGTGCCTTTACTGAGCTTACTGATATACCAACTGGACTTACTGTAGATAAAATATATGAACCGGCAATAGCAATGTATCAATTTGACAATGATGGCACTATCGCTTATACAATTCCTAGTCACTATGCTGGAAATAATCCAAGTATAGTAGTAATAGCAGGAACTACAATTGCATTTAATCTTGCAGGAATATCTGGGCATCCTTTAGAAATCCAAAATGCAGTAGGAAATGCTTATAACGTTGGATTAGTACATGTAGATATAGACGGCACAGTTAGTGAAGGAGCACTTGCTCAAGGTAAAGATCAAGGAACATTATACTGGAGAGTTCAAGAAAGTATTTCTGGCACATATAGATACCAATGCCAAGTACATTCAGGAATGGTTGGTCAAATAACTGTAAAGCGTTTATCAGTCCTGTAATTTTTTAAAAATTTCATACCTTGCTTGATTTAATTCAAGTCTTGAATCTCCTATGAGACTCGGGCTTACAAATCCATTTAATCTTACATCGTGTGCATTATCTATATTATTTGATAATTCTTTTATTCTAATAATTCTTTTTTTAATGTATTTTTGATCATCTTCGGATAATGATTTACTTTTTGCTTCAAAGAATTTTAATTCACTAACTAGTTTTTCTGAATTTGATAACTTAGGTAACATTTAATCTAGCCTTTCCTTTGGACAAACAATATATACATCGTCAGTTCTTATACCATTATTTACTTCTGATATAGTAGAACCTTCAACAACTGCTTCGATAGAAACTGGCGACAGTCTTGGAACATTATAAACTCCGCCTTCGGCTAAATCTTTAGAAAAAGTTTGCCCTGTTTCGGTATCAACATATCTTATTATAAATTGACCACAGCTAACAAAAAATGATTTATCAGTTTTGTCTTGAAATTGCATATCTGTTCTATTTCCTGCTTTTGTAAATAAAAGCATTTTTGCACCGAATGTTTCAAAGTCTGCCCATGCAACTTCTATACCCCAGTCATGACGAATTACGTTTTCTTCAGCCATCTATATCTCCAATTGCATTAATTACTTGAAATACTGTTTCTAATTTTTTTAGATTGATCTTACTTTGCAAAGTGTTTCTCAGGCCTTCGTGCAAGGGTTTTGGCCATTTACTAAAACTAACCCATGCATAACCGTCATGCTCTTCGTTTAGTTGAGGTATAAACTCTTCTTTAATAACACATAGGTATGTATGAAAATGAAAATGTTCGTCGTAAGAAATAAAAGTTTCTAAAGGAATAGTTTTTTTAATATCTGGTAAAAAACCTATTTCTTCGTTTATTTCTCGTATTAATCCTTCCCACGGCGTTTCGCTACCTTCAGTTGTTCCGCCGACTAATCCCCATAGATTTTTCTTCTTAATTGCTCTATGCAAAAATAAGAATCGATTAGTATCTAGGGTATAAAAGAGAGCACCACTGCAAATTATCTTGTTCATAAAAATAATTAGCCGTAGAGGTCGAGTCTCCATGTGCCAACTGGATATTCACCTTCAACACTTAGTAACCACTCACTATTGCTAAACTTATATTGTTTTCCGGTAGTAAGATTTGTTATATATGTTGTAGATGTGGTATTTTGAGAGTCAAAAATTACAACCCATTTTGTACCATCCCATTCAACAATATCATTTGCATTAGCAATCAATCCACTACCGTCGTTGTTTTTCCACGCTTCTGGATATTGTGTTGCTTCGTCACTGCTTACATCTTCTAACAATAATATTCTAGCACCTACAGTTTTAATATTTGTAGGATTATTTTTTGTAGGATCAATGATAAAATCTATACTTGTTCTATCGCCACTCGGTCCGGATATGATATCGTCATCAGGAAAACTATCAGTGTCCCAGTCAATTAACATAACAGTTTCATTTAATTCATTTATTGTAAATGTACCAGTAACTGTTGCATCATTATCTAGATCTGTTAGATATATTCTGCTAATACCTGCTTGATATGTACCTGGATATTTGTAAAAATTATCTCTCCAATTTACAGTACCTATCGCACCTCTGCCGTATATCTGTGCTGTATTGCCTTCGATATATACACCGTACATTCCGTCATTAACATTTGCTTGCTGATCATTGCTAGTAGTTGCTGCTTTTTCTGGGCTCCTTGTACGTCCAGGAACTGCATAATCGTCCCATCTTTCTAATTCTGGTCTTGCTAGGCCTAGATCGATATCTCCAGTATCTTCATTGAAAATACTTGTAATGATATTTGTTATTGCACCCAAGCGTTTAACTTTAACTGGAGGACTTAGATATATTGGAGTGCTAAATGTAAGCGTGGCAATATCGATTTCTGAATCAACACCTATTGGAACACTTCTATTACTCCAATTTACATTTTCTAAATTAACAACAGTTAAACTTGCCCAATCGATATAGTTATCAGTAGTTTGTATTTCTAAACTAGGATCAAAGTAAATTAATATTTGTTCTAAAATTTGTAACTTTTGATCTGTATTAGAACTCCATATATCAGCATTAACTGTTAGCTTATAAGGAGTAGGCATCATTTTTTCTACAGTGTAATTTCGACCTTGAGTATTCAAATATTCATTACCGTCTTCGTCATATGCACGTTCAATAACATTTTGTTTTCGGACAAAACTAGGATCTTGTATTCTGTCTCTGTCCATTTCTAGTCCAGTAACATATAAACTAATTCTAGGAGCACTTGGTAACTTATTTTCTGAATTTTCTCTAATAATATTTGCAACTTGCCTTGTTAGATCGCCATACAATACAGGAACTTGTTTTAAACTTCCACTGCTATCTTTTACAGGAAAGTTACTCATCATTCTAATCATCTGAGTTATATATCTGCGTATTTGTCCATCGTAAAAATGTTGCATTAGTTATCTGCCTTAGGTCTAAGTGCGTTAGAAAGACTTTGACGTTCTTCAACAACTTCGCCGTCGATTGTACTAGAGTTTGTGTTATTAACAAAAGAAGTTTTTTGTGTATTTCTTGTATTTGTATTTGTAAGTGTTTCTCTTACATCGTCTTGTACTTTTACCCAACGTGTTCCGTCATATCTAAATAATCTATTTGGTAAGAAGTCTGTTCTTAAAAAATAATCACCTTCCATATTATCTCGCGGAAATTGGATTCCGCTACCAAAAGGAGCACCGTTCGGAGTATCTGCAATTCCTACAAGGTATCCTTTATACCCTGGTCTATTAGGTGCATTATCAATTTCGTCAGCATACTGAGATATAGCACTTGCATCTATATCAGTATCGTCTGCTGTATGAAGTGCAACTGTGCCATCTTCATTATATGCCATAGTATATAAATGACTTACATCGTATCCACTTTTTGCTGCATCTACTTCGGCTTGCTGCACTACTGCATTGTTTATTTGCATTTCGGTTTCGTAAGAAGATAGTAAGTCTCTTAGTGTATTTCCGCCCGGCTCTTCTTCATTTGCTGGTAAGTCTAGAATATCTTTATATTCCTGCCCGTCGTATATTTGTTTTAATTTTAATCTATATAAGTGAGGATACCAAGTTTGACTAAATCCTTCAGCTGCTCTATTAATATCTTCAATAACATAAAATCTTTTTAATGCAATATCATAATCATTTAGTGCGTATTCGTCTTTTAAATGTGGAAGTTCTATAACATCACCGGCCAACGGTTTTCTTCCTATTGTTTTTACAATACTTCTAATATGCACAGTCATAAACAGAGTATCATTACTTAAGAACAATCCAAATTGACTTAAATCAAAATCTATATCTTGAACATTATATATTGCTCTATGTGTATAAACATCTTGATCATACTTTCTATCTCTATTTTCAAGAAACAGCAAGTCTTGTATGTTAGTTTCTTTTACAGCATCATACGTAGGTTGATCAGCAGTGCCTTCTCCCTCGGCAGGGTTATCTGCACCGAGGTACTTGTGAATATTAATATCAGTGCCGCCGACAATAAACATTTCCTCGATTTGTCTGTCAAGAAATTCGTAGTCATTGCCGCGTTCTGGTTTATATAATGATAAGCGAGGAATAAGTCTTCTCCTGTAATATAGCTATACATATTTATCGCAACCGATAAATACTATTGGAGAACCAATATGGCAGATTTAAAAACACAAAAGCAAGAAATATTTGACTATGTGCATACATTCCTTGGTGGAGGAATGGTAGATGTAGAACTTGATCCTGTTCATTATGAAACAGCACTTACAAAGGCTTTAACTAGATATAGACAGAGATCAGACTATAGTGTTGAAGAATCATATTTGTTTATGCCTACTATAATAGATCAGAACGAATACATACTTCCTAATGAAGTAATGGAAGTTAGACAGCTCTTCCGCAGATCAATTGGCTCACGTTCTGGCGGCGGCGATGGCGGAACACTATTTGAACCCTTTAATCTTGCCTATACAAATACTTATTTGCTGTCAAGTTCTAATATGGGCGGACTTGCAACCTATGATATGTTTTCTCAATATCAAGAACTAGTAGGTAGAATGTTTGGCAGCTTTATTGAATTTAAGTGGAACTCAAATAGCAAGAAACTTACTCTATTACAACGTCCTAGAGCTGAAGAGACTCTTTTATTATATTGCTATAATTACAGACCTGATACAGAGTTAATGAGCGATTACTTATCAAAGCAATGGATTAAAGATTATACATTAGCAGCATGTAAGTATATGTTAGGCGAAGCACGTTCAAAGTTTGCTACTATTGCTGGACCACAAGGCGGATCAACACTCAACGGCGATACATTAAAAGCAGAAGCCCAGACCGAAATGGAAAAACTTGAGACTGAAGTGAGTATGGCAGTACCGGGCGGCACAGGCTATGGATTTACTATAGGTTAATACTTGACAAATATAGTATTAGATGCTATATTTAAAATATGAAATTAAAGTTATTGATCATAGGTCACGGCCGCCACGGTAAAGATACTGTCTCTGAAATGCTTCGAGACAGATATGGCTACACTTTTGAAAGTAGTAGTAAGTTTTGTTCAAAGTTGTTTATTTACAATCAGTTAAAAGACAAATACAGCTACGCTAGTGAAGAAGAGTGTTATGCAGATAGGCACAATCACAGACAAGAATGGTACGAAGCTATCTGTAATTATAATGTTCCTGATGCAGGTACATTGGGTAGAGAAATATTCAAAGAACACGACATCTATTGCGGACTACGCAACAAGCGTGAATTTCATGCTATGAAGAATACTGGTGTATTTGATAAAGCTATTTGGGTAGATCGTAGCAAATACTTAATGCCCGAATCAGCAAAGTCAATGAGTCTCGAGCAATGGATGGCAGACTATACTATTGACAACAATGGCACACTTGAAGAATTAGAATTTAACCTAGCTCAACTTATTGAGTATATTGATCCTTATAGTGCATCAGAAGTCAGGTCGTAGGTCACCTTGTTTCCACTTTACTCCATCTCGTTGTAACGTTCTTTGACAGTTAGCACAAATTGTTTTTAAGTTACTAGGTCGACAGTTTTCTAAATTACCATCCGTATGAAACACATTAAATTGTTCAGAGTGCTTAGATTTATATCCACATTTTTCACAATAGTCTTTTTTTTCGTATCCTGCTTGCTTCCACTTAGGAATGCCGTGACCAACGCCCCCGTGCTTTAAACATATTTCACACTTCTTTCTATAGTAAGTTTTATTGTCTTTTTTGTAATTTATAGCTGCCGGACGGTGCCCGCATATGCATAATGGTCTCATATTGTATTTACCATACCTTTTTCGCCCCTTTTTTATAGGTATTAACTAGCCCTTTTTCTTTTTTATTAATAAATACTAATGAATAAGCAATTTCATAGGAGATAAACAATGGCATTATTTTCACCAGGTGTAGAAGTCAATGTAATCGACGAGAGTTTTTATACTCCGGCGGCTGCTGGTACTGTACCAATGGTCTTTGTGGCATCGAAAGAAAACAAAACGAATTCCGCAGGATCAGGTCTAGCCGAAGGGACACTAAAAGCAAACGCAGAGAAGCCTTACTTATTAACTTCACAAAGAGAACTAGGAGAACTATTTGGTGATCCTCTGTTTATGAATGATGGTAATGGCAATATGATTCACGGCGGTGAATTAAACGAATACGGATTACAAACAGCATACTCACTATTAGGTGTAACTAATAGAGTATATGTTGCAAGAGCAGATATTGACCTTGCAAAATTAGAAGCAAGTGCTACTCCTCCAGGCGGAGAACCTGCAGATAATACATATTGGTTTGATGTAGAATCAACAGATTTTGGTATTACAGAGTGGAACGGTGCATCTGTAAGAGTTGTAGGCGGACAATCATTTACAACAAAAACTCCTATTGTATTAACTCCTAGCGATGTAGCAAGAACTACAGGCGAAAGCTTAACTGCACCAGGCGCTCCTAAAAAGTCAGTAGGACAAGTTGGCGATTATGCTGTTGTTGCAATTACAACATTAAACAGACTTTATTACAAGTCGCCAGGATACGGTGCAAGTATTGCAGCAAAAGAGTCAAATACTGGTACTTGGGTAGAAGTAGGATCTAATAATTGGAAAGGTAGTTGGCCGACACTAAGAAGTGAAATTGCTAGCACGACAACCTTTGATCCAACAAACACATTTATTATCGACGGAACAACTGTTACTAGAATAGGTACAAACGTTCTTACACTAGCACAAGAAATTAACGGAGAGGAAATTTCCGGAGTAAGTGCAAATGTAGTTGATGGCGAATTAGAAATTTATACAACAAATGATTCTATGACAATCAGTGGATCAGCAATGAGCGAGTTTGGTATTACAGCAGGAACATATTATTCACCTGCACTACAAGTATCGCCACATACTGATGTTCCTGAATTTAAGTCAGGAGATACTGCTCCAAAACCGACTGGTTCAATTTGGTACAAGACTACAGAACCAAACGGCGGAATGGACTATAGAATTAAGCAGTATAATGAAGATACACAGCTTTGGGGAACAATTTCGACACCGGTATATCAAACAAGTGCAGAAGCATTATACGAGTTAGACAGAACAGGTGGCGGCGAAAACTTAAGAATTGGCGAACTTTATGTAAAGACAAATGTTGAAGAAGTTACAGAACCAAACATTGCTAACTTTAAATTCTTTAAAAGAAACCTTAATGGTGCAACAATTGCTTCAAGCGAAAAAATCACAGGAACAACATTAGGTGCAGGCAGCTTTAAAATTGCGTTTGCAGAAACTAAAGTTAATAGTAGTGAATTTGCAGCACCAAAAGTTGCTACTGTAACAATTACTAATCCAGCAACATCAGGAGTAGCTGATGACGTTGCAGGCGCAATTAATAGTGCAGGATTAACAAATGTTACAGCAGAAATTAACGCACAAAACAGAATTTTACTAAAACATGCAACAGGCGGAGATGTTATTGTTTATGATATCGACGGATTACTTGCAGACTTAGGATATGCAGTATATGATGCCGATGATGCTACAACAACTGCAAACTTCTATGCAGCACCAGCACAAGTTACAGCTGATGCTGTAACTACAGTGTCAGCTGTAGATGGAGATGTATCAGCAATAGATGGTACATACTTACTGTCAAATTGGAAAGTACTAGATTATACACCATCACCTGATGCACCAACTTCATTGACTGCTGACGGAGAACTATGGTATAGTTCAATCATCGACGAAGTAGATATCATGGTACATGATGGACCTACTAATGGCTGGCAAGGTTATCTAAATGTATATCCAGATACATCGCCAGCTGGCCCAATTGTTAGTGCTACACAGCCTATACAACAGTCAGACGGTAGTGCTTTAGTTGATAACGATCTATGGATTGATACATCAGATTTAGACAACTATCCAACAATTTATCGTTATAGTGTTACACTTGCTACATGGGTACTACTTGATACAACAGACCAAACTTCTGAAAACGGTGTTCTATTTGACGAAGCTCGTTGGGGAACAGCAGGAAGTGATATTGATGCAGCAGACATTGAAGATCTATTAGTAAGTAACTATTTGGATCCAGATGCTCCAGATCCAGCACTATATCCGAGAGGCATGTTGTTATGGAATCTACGTAGAAGCGGATTTAATGTTAAGCGTTTTGAGCGTAACTGGATCGATACAACAGACGACAACATTCGTAATAACGATGAATCAATGGACGGTTATTATCCACATCGTTGGGTTACTGAATCAGGTAACAATGAAGATGGTTCAGGTACATTTGGACGTTTTGCACAACGTAAGGCAGTTGTACAAAAACTACAAGCTATGGTTAATAGTAACTTAGATATTCGAGACGAAGAACTAATTAGATTTAACTTAATGGCAACACCTGGATATCCTGAGCTAATTGGCGAAATGATTGATCTTAACTACACACGCAGACTAACAGGGTTTGTTGTAGGAGATACACCATTTAGATTAACACCAGATGCAACTACATTACAAGAATGGGCATCAAATGCTAATCTTGCTGTAGAAGATAACGAAAATGGTGCTCCAAGTAGAGATGAATATATGGCAATGTATTATCCATCAGGATTTACAAGCGATAATTTAGGCAACAACATTGTTGTTCCTCCGAGTCACATGGCACTTAGAACAATCATACTAAGTGATCAAGTTAGCTATCCATGGTTTGCACCTGCAGGTACAAGACGCGGCGGAGTTACTAATTCAACAGCAACAGGTTACGTTACAGCAGAAGGCGAATTTAGAAGTATTTCGCTTAACACTGGACAGCGTGACACGATGTATTTGAATAATATTAACCCTATATCGTTTATTGCAGGATCTGGTATTACAGTATTTGGACAGAAGACTCGTGCAAGAAATGCAAGTGCGCTAGACAGAATTAATGTTGTAAGACTTGTAATTTACATGAGAACACAGCTGGAACAACTTGCAAGACCATACTTGTTTGAGCCAAATGATAAGATCACAAGAGATCAAATCAAACAGGCAGCAGAAGGCTTCTTGTTAGAGTTAGCAAGTTTAAGAGCACTTTATGACTATGTTGTAGTGTGCGACGAATCAAACAATACGCCTACAAGAATTGATAGAAATGAACTTTGGATTGATATTGCTATTGAGCCAGTTAAAGCTATTGAATTCATTTATATTCCATTGAGAATTAAAAACACAGGCGAGATAGCTGAGTTAGGAGCTTAATCATCAAAAATATGGGGGGTAGAAAAATACCCCCCAATGATGATAAATACTATTAGAGAGGATATCAAATGCCAATTAATTCACTAAAAAATATTTCGGTTCCTGTTAATGACGGACAGAAAAACGCTACGCTGTTGATGCCAAAACTACAATATCGTTTTAGAACGGTATTATCAAACTTTGGTAATTCAACAGACTTAACAGAACTGACAAAACAAACAGTTGATGTAACAAGACCAAATTTAACATTTGAACAAATTACAATCGACGCTTACAACTCAAGAAGTTATCTTGCTGGTAAGCACACATGGGAACCTGTTACACTAACATTACGTGAAGATGTTAATAACAGAGTACAACGTCTAGTTGGCGAACAGTTGCAGAAACAATATGATTTTTACGAACAAGCATCGGCAGCATCAGGCGGCAGCTACAAGTTCCAGATGTCTATCGAAGTACTCGATGGCGGCAATGGTCAGTTTGACACTAATGTGTTAGATAGAATTAACTTAGTAGGGTGCTATATTGAATCAGCAAACTATAATTCGCTATCATATTCAACAAATGATCCAGTAACAATTACATTATCAATTCGTTACGATAACGCAATTCAAACTGAAGAGGATGGCGTAACTAGAACAGCCGGACTAGGTACTAGTGTAGGTAGAAGTACTGCAAGTACTACAATTAATACTTCAGAAGGTCCAACTCCTGAATAATAATTAGTTTGGCGTTTGAACAAAAAATAGGGGTTTGTCCCCTATTTTTTTGTGGCCGATTTTTACTGATAAATAATATATAGGAGAGTACCATGGCAGATACAACAATGCGAGATTATCAACACGCTCATAGATTATATACGCAACAGCGTATGAATTTTTCGCCAAAAGTAAAATGGTTATACCATTGTGTATTTGAACTTACAACAGCAGCAAGAGAACATGCTAAAATTTCCGTACAAGAAGAACCGTTAGTGAATGTGCTTGTAAAAAGTGTAGATTTGCCTAGTTATTCTGCTAGTATTGAAACTAGACAACAGTATAATAGGAAGAAAAATATTCAAACAAGAATAGATTACGATCCTATAACTATTAAGTGGCACGACGATAATGCTGGTGTTACAATGAGCCTGTTACAAGAATATTATACATACTATTTTAAAGACGGTAATTATAATAATGGTTCGGGCAGTGCGTTAGGACAAACATATGGTCCTAGAGACAAATATAAAGACACAGTTCCTAGCTATGGATTAGACAACGGAACACTTATACCATTTTTTAAAGAAATTAAAATCTTTCAAATGAGTAGAAATAAATGGAACAGTTTTACACTTATTAATCCTATTGTTGAAAGATTCCAACACGATACAATGGATTCTTCTGACGGAACTGGCATAGCTGAAAATACTATGACAATAATGTACGAAGGTGTAATATACGATCATGGAGAAATTGAACTAGGAGAAAACGGAGATCCTAAAACATTTGGATCATCTCGCACAGGTTACGATGTTACACCGAGCCCACTAGGAACTCAAGATCTTTATCCTAATCAGCAATCTAATTATGTATTAGAAAACCAAGCAACTCCTGGTTTTGTACCATCTGTTTCTATGTCACAAAATCCATTTAGTATTCCTGGTCAAGGCCAAATACAAAATAATAATATTTTTAGTCCTGGTGGCCTTGCTGGATTATTGTTTCCGGGATTATCTCAAGGACAAGAAGCAACATCACAGCAAACATCTTCAAGGATACGTGACGGCAGTGATGTAGTAGGAATATTATTGAATAACAAAAGTTTAACAAATAGTGTTGTTAGACAAATTGTAGGAACAGGAAATGCAACAAATCTAGGAGTTAATTCAATAACAGAATATAACTCGTTAGAAGATGTTGCTAAAGACGCAATTACAAGCTCGTTATTGGATTCTATTGGTCTAGGAAATAATAGACAACTAGTAAATCTTGCTAGTTTAGTATTAGACTCAGTTGCTGAACCTAGAAAAATAACTAAAACTGCTTCGGAACCTAATCTTACCGGACTTAGAGTACAGAGTGCAGCACAAGCACAAGACCTTGTAAATAGATTACAAGACTTGGGAACAACAACTGATCAATCTAAAGCATTTTTAGCTGCTGAAACAGCTAATGTTCCCGGACTAGGTGTAGCAACTGAACAAGATATATTAGACTCTAACTTGTCTCCAACACAAAAAAGAAACGCTGTGCTTAAAATACAAGCACAACGAAAACAATATAATCAAAATTATACATAAGGATTTATTATGTCAAATCTCCCAAAAAATACTCCTTCAGACAGTGCAGATAGAGTTAGAAAATTTTTTAATACATACAATCAAGCATCGTTATCGTATAAGTCAAATGAAGTAGATGCAGTTATCGGGTATTTCTTAAAAAGAGGCTTCAGCGAAGTTAGTGCAATTAATACTGCCGGTGTTTTATTAGAACAAGCTAAAAGAGATAATATTAATGTACAAAAACTTATTGATACATTGGACGGTTTAACCGATGTAAAGTTGAACAACGCAGTGGGTACTATTTTAAATATTAATAGACCTAAAATAAGTCAATTAGGATACAAAACTGAATTTAGCGGATTACAACTAGAGCAACGCAATATAATGTCATGAGTCGAAAATATGCATCAGGTAAATTTACTTTAAAAAATCCAGAAAAATATGTAGGTAAAAAACATCCTACATATAGGTCAGGATGGGAATTTACTTTTATGAAATTCTGCGACGAACATCCTGCAATAGCACAGTGGGCAAGCGAAGCAATACGTATTCCGTATCGTAATCCGTTAAGCGGCAAACAAACTATATATGTGCCTGATTTCTTTATTGTATATAACGATCAAAAAGGCAGTCAGCGTGTAGAACTTATAGAAGTAAAACCTAAAAATCAAGCTGTAAAAGAAAAGTTGGGCAAATCAAAACATAATCAAGCCCATTATATTATAAATCAAGCCAAGTGGGAAGCTGCTAGGGCATGGTGTAAGCAAAATAAAATAACATTTAGAATTGTTACAGAAGATGATATTTTCCATAATGGTACAAGACGATAAATAATAGTAGCATATAATGGAAAGTTAAAATGACTAGAAAATTAGAAGACTTGTTAAATTTGCCTGAGTCTAAAGAACTAATAGATAATGCAGAACAACAAGAAGAAGAACAAAAACAATACGAAATTGAACAAGCAGAAACACTGCGAGATATGGCAGAGTTTGACAAAATAACCGCTGCACTACCTCAAGTCAAAGGCCTAGGCGAAATGGCCGATAAAGAGTTAAATGAAGTTGCAGACAAAGCTATGAGTGCATACGAAGATTTAATGGACTTAGGTATGAATGTCGAAAGTCGCTATAGCGGTAGAGTTTTTGAAGTTGCAGGCGGAATGCTTAAAACTAGTTTAGATGCTAAAGTTGCTAAACTAGATAAAAAGCTTAAAATGGTTGAACTACAACTTAAAAAAGAAAAACAAGACAAAGACTTAAAGCCCCAAGGCGATGGTATGATCGAAGGCGAAGGGTATGTTGTCACAGACCGGAATAGCCTACTAGAGCGCCTTAAAGGTCTCGATAAAGATAAATAATATATAAGATATAAGGTCATTGCGCAATGAGATCATTTAAAGATATACTAACAGAATCTAAAAAAGTCTATCCTTTTAAAATAGGAGTAGCTGGTGATTTACCAGAAGGCTGCGAAGAAAGTATTAAGACTTGCTTGAAAAAATTTGAAGTCGGTAATATTACATCAGGAAAGAAAACACCAATACAAGAACGTCCATTAGATTTTCCACAGTTGCAAAACATGGAAGTTACTTATTGGGAAGTAGATTTACAGTATCCTACAACTAGTCAAATACTACAAGAATATATCGGTAAATGTTGCAGTATTGATCAAAGTCATATTATTGTGCGTGGCGCAAACGATCCAAGAGAAGAATATCAAGAAACAAAAGACGATACCCCATACGAAACAATGTTAGATAAAGAAGACATGGGCGGAGAGTCAGCACAAGAAGATGTTGCCGGTGCAAGAGTAATGAGTCTTTTAAAAGAGCTTGAAACTGCTCGTAAAGAAAGAGATAACGATCCTATGGATGGCGCACCTGTAGGCGAATCAAAAGACATTGACGATAGTGAAAATGCAAAATCACCGATAGGGAGTTAATCATGAATATGAAAGATATGATCCAGCGTATGACGGATCTAGAAAACGAAGCAAAACAGCAACTAAATGAATCAGAGC